TCTGCCAGTTTAAAGAATTCTCGCAGTGCTTCTTCTAACAATGCCCTGCAGGGTCGCACGAACGCATCGCGACCAGGTGAACGAATCGCTGACATACGCGGCTATGTTCGGGCATATCCGGATCTCCTTATGGATTACAGGATTTTTAAAGACCGTACTGAATACGAAGTACAGTTTTTGTGCCTGGGTTCAGGGGAATATCAGATCGAAGATGTGAGAGACGGTATTACCCCATCTGCAAATATTAGCGGTGAGCAGTTGAACTTTTATAAATCAGGATCTGCACCGGGCGCTGGTTCACCTTACATGAATATCGGCGGAACAATTGATATAAATCAGTTCCCGATCATGGTTGCAAAAGCATCAAATGAAGCTGACGGTTCAGAGGTTAAGCCGCCGAATTATGCCGATATCAGTAAAGCCATATTTAAAATTTATAGCACCGGCGAAATTGACACAACAGTTTCTGATTCCAGCACAACCATAGACTGGTCAGAACGTGCACCTGTTGCGAGTACAGTTAAACTCACTCAGTTCTACAGTTTTACACCACGTGCTTTACCAGCGGGTACTTACGATCGTAATGACTTATCGGGCACGTATACGGTGTTGTCATCCGGTGAAAATATATTGATCTTGGACACGACAGGGCATTCAGGGTGGTCAGCATTATCGTCAACAGGTCAGGCTGCATATTCGCAGGCTTTCCAGCGTACGGATGGATATTGGGAGTTTACCAATAGCGGCGGCAGTACTCAGTTTAACTTTTCACCTTCAGTTGACAGCAGTACGCCTTATGTAGTAGGTCCGTACCTACTTGAAAGCGCTGATAAAATAATGGTTAATTTATACGCACAAAATGGTATTTATAAGACTGATGGTGATGTTTATCCATTCAGTGTTGCTTTCCAGGTGATACTTTCTGATCCAACAGGTTCAGCTGCTAATGTTACTCATAACATGACTGTGAGCGGAAGATTCACCGAGGCCGTCGGTAGTACGTTGATCGTTAATAACCCTTATTCAGGGGCGGTTAACGTATCTGTCAGAAGAACATCTGACACAGATAAAGATTTCAGCGGTTCAGTTGTGGACAATATTAAATGGCGGGATCTGTATGCGATAAGTAATATTTCACCGCGTTCTTACGGTAACGTTACGATCATCCATGCTGTAACGAAAGCCACCAATGCTGCGCTTAAACAGAAAGAACGTAAATTAAACATGCTTGCTACCCGGATTTATAATGGTGTTGCCAGTAGAAACTTTGCAGATGTGGTCATGTCAATTCATACTGACCCATATTTCGGTAGAAGGACAACAGCAACAATCGATGTCGATGCTCTGTATGATGCTCAGCAACAAATACTTGACTATTTTGGTGATCCAAGAGCAATACAAGTGGGTTATACGTTTGACAATAACAGTACAACTTATGAGGAAGCGTTACAGACCGTATGTAATGCTGTTAACGTAACACCTTACCAGGTGGGTAGCGTACTGTATTTCTTCCCTGAACTACCGCAAACCACATCTTCAATGCAATTCGGTCATACATTTAAAGTGCCTGATACCGATAAACGTACCCGTACATTTTCACCACTTAAAGATTACACCGGTGTTCAGGTTAAATATTATGATCACGATGAAGAGTCCTACTTATACGTTACATCCGGTGAAGAAACCAACGTTAATAAGATAGATCTTGACGCATGTCAATCAAAATATCTGGCTACTATTCGTGCTAATCGCGAATATAATAAATTACAGTTTCAACGTGTAACGCATGAGTGTACAGCGTTAAGTATAGGTTTACAGGCAGCACCGGGTATGCGCGTTGACATGGTTGATAACACCAGGATGAAACAGATGGATGGGGTTGTTACCGACGTTGATGGGTTAACTTTATATTTGAGCGATCCTGTTCAATTACTTGATGGTTATTCCTATACAATAACATTCACCGGAAGATTAGGTACCCTTGAGAATATCCCGATTTTAGTCGGTACAGATGAGTTCACGGTAACCCTGGTCAATGCACCATCTGAAGATGTATATACAGGCTGGCTTCGAGACAGAACATCGTATGTAATACGTACTGACGATGAACGTACTAAGCTTGCAATGCTGGTTCAGAGTATGGAACCGTCAGGGCGGGATAACAACTATCAGGTAGGGTTAACGTGCATCAATTACGACGCACGTTATTATCAAGATGATTTATGAAGAGAGAATGATATTTAAAGCAGCAGATGTTGTTTGAGGGTTAATCAAAGCACCAGAGGGTGTATATAAAGCAATATTAATTGTCTTTGCACCTATTGATGTAATGAATGTCTGATAAGCACCTGCTGTACCAGCGACTTGCACATTCTCTACTGCCGCCTGTGTCACATGCGTTGGGAAGTTTACTGTTATAGCTGAAGACGTTAAGGTTACAGATCCAATGATTGAATTGCTGTCAATCAGGTTTGTACCGCCAGAGCCGTTAGTTGCCACGCGAGCTTTACGCTGAAAATCTACAGTAAGATCGGTAACTACAAACAGGCGGGCGAACATTGGTCTGGATGTCTTAATTCCACTAACTTTGATATTGCTAACAGCTGATCCTGTGAAAGTGATCATAGCCCCAGTTGTTCCTGAGTATCCAGGAATTGAATTATCGTGAACATTACTTATGGTGGTATTATTAGCTCCGTCGTTCACCAATATAGGGCTAGCAGCAGAGGGTGTGCTAATAACACCGTTATTAATCATACCATCTTGGTAGCTAAGACTAATTCCGACACAATCCGCACCGGAAAGTGAGGTATTCTTCGGTCTAACCCTTATGTTAAAATTAGTTATAAGGAACCTAGAGCAAGTCACTCCGCTCTGGTTTTGAGTTGTGATTCCATACACACCTACGCCGTCCTGATACTTAATGATGTCCAGTTGGACATCATGTAAAATGAAATCAGATATTTCACCTTCTTGAGGATTGAAAGCCACCCCACCATTAGCTCCATCGACAACTATGGAGCCCATATTAAAGATTGTACTCTTCCTTACATTTATACCCCAAAAATTTCTATCATCTTTACCTAAATATTTCCCTATCAGATTGGTTGCTATGAAGTTTCTGTTTCCAGATGTGTCTCCGTAACCTCCTGTTGAAACATATAAAACATGGCGTCCGTTATCTACAGCGCCAACATCAAGAATCACACCATCGATTAATGAATCTTGAATGTTATCCGTGATTACACCATATCCGCCACGGCCATCCCTTGTTGATGGGTTTAAAGGATGGAATGTAGTGTCATGTGCAATAACATCTCGGACAATAGAGCTTTTGGCTTGCCCGATAGCTAAAGCACCTGTGTAAATTTGGGCAAGAATCCCAGTAATTTTTAGGTACTTTACCTTATAGGCCAAAACCGCATATGCCTGATTGCCTGGTTCGGTACTTAAAGCGGAACCAGTTGAACGGAAGTCTGATACCGTCACGTAATCTTTAGTGTCAGTGGTATTAATCCCTTCAATGCGCATACCGGCACTAGTTGAGGTGGTTTGGGTAAAGGTTCCCCCAGCACCTTTAATATGTTGGAATGCGGCGGGGGAAATATAATCTGAGGAAGTTATGTCTTTATTAATCTCCACATCATTGCCGTTTGTCAGAACCTCAACTATACCACCCGAATAACCGTCAGGCCTCCTGTCAATGGCATCTAGATCTAATTTTAAATCCCCTCGATGGTTGGTGCCTATAAACGATCCGTCACCATTCATTATTTCATTTCTTAATGTCAAATCAGACTGATCAACCCAAGCCCCCGGACCGATACCACCGGCGCTGGTAGGTGTGCTACCGGCAGGTACGACTTTCGGTAGAGATCCTGTCCACTGATAGAAACTTCCATCTGCTTCATATAGTAAAACTTCCCAGCGATTATTGAGAGTTCCACCGTCTTCAAATGAACCGTTTACCGGCTTGAAACCGATATCGGAGAATAAACCGTCCAGGGTAGCATTGGTATACCCTACACCGCGAATAGGATCTGTCACCACCAAGGCAGGTGAACCGCTCGCATCTTTGCTGGTAGCAACGTGTTCAATATGCAAAATCGACTCTTTCGCCGCTTTCAGATCATCAGCACTTACATATGCGCCGCATGAATCAGCCATTGTATCACCCTCTCAGGAATGTTAAGATTTATCCTAAAAACCGCTGTTTGTTGTTTCCCCGGTTTCAGGTTACACTGTGAGCAACTGTCACATATGGATATTATCATGAATGACTCACAACTACACCAGCAAATCGGGCGTCTCACAGAAGCGGTAGAAACCCAGTCAAGTATTACGCGGGAGCTATCGCATAAAATGACAACTATCGGTGATAAGGTCGAACAGGTTGACCGAAAATTATCGGAAATGTCATCAAGCATGGTGACAAAAGAAAGCCTGCGATCGGCGGGTATAGATCTGATGAGGCCAGAAGAACATCACGCTGACATGACCTGGGTCAGAAATAAACGCATTGCATCTGAAACGCGCAAGCCTGTTTATTCTCATGCTATTAAAGCTATTGCCGCAGCTGTAGCGATCGCGGTCGGAGCATGGTTATGGCAGGCATTCACCACACAGTTAAGTAAAGATGTTCGAGTGGAAATCCATAATGAACAAAGTAAATAAACGTGTAATAGCTGTACTGTTACTTGCAATCCCTGCCGTTGAGGGTTTGCAACAGAGCGTATATAAAGACCAGGGTGGCGTACCGACTGTATGCAGTGGTGTGACGGGTGCTAATATCAAGATGGGTATGACCTTCACTGAGAAACAGTGTCGTGATATGAATCTGCAGGCGATACTGAGCCATAGTAAACCGCTTGAAAAAATACCCCATCAGTTACCTGACAGGGTTAATGTTGCGTTCGGCAGTTGGCTTTATCAGTACGGGGAAACTAATTTCAATAGTAGCACTGCTAAAAAGTATCTCAGTCAGAATCGTCTGAAAGACGCTTGTGATGAAATTCTTAAATGGCGATTTACGCGTGTGAATGGCGTGAAAGTTGACTGTTCAATAAAGTCCAGCCGTTGTGGCGGGGTATGGACACGTGCACAGAACAATAACCAGCTGTGCCTGGGTAAAATTAGCGTTGATCAGTATCTGCAACGCATTGGTGCGGAGCCATTAAAATATGACGGTGAGTACACCAATTAAAAGCTGGTCAGTATGGGCGCTCATCGCGGGGCTGATACTTGACGCAGTGAATGAATATTACGGCGCATGGTTCCCTTCGTGGGTAACCCTGTGCATATTCAGCCTTGCACTACTATGCCGTTTCTTATCACAGGAGGCTGTACGTGAACAAGCTATACGCTGCTATTGCTGGATTGTTAATCGTAATTGGTAGTCACGCGATCGTTTATCGTGCCGGCTGGTCTGCTCACGCCGATAAAATGAATGCTCAGGCTGCACAGAATAAACAGAAAGCCGAAAACAGACAGGCTAAATCAACCGCTCAGTCACAGCAGGTACGTACCGTCACTGAGACAAAATATCGTACCGTATACAGAGACGTGGTGAAATATGTCCAGGATTCGAATCGTACTAAGTGTGATTTTGACGCTGACTATCAGCGGTTGCGCCAGTCCGCCCTTGACGCCGACTCAGCCATCCGCAGAGATGACCGCTCCGGTGTGCGAATTATCGAAAAAAGCACCGATGAACACTGATGAGAGTATCGTGATTGAAAACCAGAACACGGAGTGTGCCACGAAGCGAAAGCTGACGGTATACGACTGGCAGGACTGGTACCGCGATAACTTTAAAAAATAGCCCGCTAAGCGCGGGCTTTAATACGTTTCAGTGATACATATCGGGTGAGAGTAACCTGATCTCCCGGTCTGAACACACAAACCACCGTTGGCTTGTTATTACCTTTCACTTCCTTTCCCGTCAGATTGGAAACATAATTCACCCTACCACCGGTGATGTGTATCACTTCAGAGGCTTCGTTAACGCAGAGTTCAGCCCACGATGTTGAAAGATCTGAGGGTAGAACCACGGTGAACTCTGCCTGCATATTATCCCGCTGCCAGATTAACCACTCAATAAAAGGTTTGATGTTGTTGAAAGGTGGGTTTAACCAGCACTTTTCACCGAAATTTACAATCTGCTTTAAAGCATTCATTTCTTCAGTGAAGTAGCGTTCGCAAAGCGAATTTTTATCGGCTGCGGCCGCATCCAGCGTGAAAGGTCCGTACAGTTCATTCAGCCAGGAAAAAAGATAACCGGGTGTCCGCCACTTCTGGCGGTCCGCATCATCCGTGGTGGTTCCATTCCAGCGTGATCCACTCTTAGTCATTCTGGTAAATCCCCAATACCGTTATAAACAGGTTTTTTCATATCGCGTGCGATCCGTAGTTCAGCCGCACAGCGCGCATCATATTCCCAGTTAGGAAGCAACAGAACGCCATCACAGCGCGTTAGCAGTTCGTGGCAGACCGGTAACACTAAAGATTCGTAACGTGGCTCAAACAGCCATTCAGCAAACTGGATCTGCGTTGCCAGTGGTAACCAGTTTTTTCGTAAACGGTTAACCATCAGACACGCGTCATTGATTTTCTCTACGTTGCTGCGCACACCTTGCTGCCGGCGGTAGGGATGTGAGTCAAACACATCAAGAGGTGCACATACATACAAGAGTTTCATTTATAAGGCTCCCACACTGTGATTCCTGCAGCCTGCATACGCTTAGTCATATCTGCCGTTCCTGTACCGCCATGGAAAGCGATACCGTATTGCGGTTTCGGTTCAGCATCCATCATAGACTGGTTACGATCATGTCCGGCGCGTGCGTTGTATGGTCCGCGCTGGCCGTGGCGTATTACTGCACCGGGTGCGTCAAGATTCGACCAATCTGCCGGGCAGCGTTCATGCTTAATACCTTTTGACTCAGCCCAATCTCCACAAATCCGATCAACACCTGCAGCATCACCTTCACGCAACATTGTGATCGGATACTGTGCGTGCACCTCGTCAAGCGCCGCATAAATTGCAGCGCGGTCGGTATAGTTTCGCCCACCTGTTACCACGACGATCATCCACGCACCTCAGCCAGTACGTTCTCTACTCCGCGAATGTCAATGCCGCGAAGTACATCATGGATCAGACTCACACGGCGCGGGTCAGAGCATTTCACTTTAGTCTGTGTGCCTGCGGCCATGATATCGTACAGATCCTGCAGATACATGCCGCGCGAATCGCACTCAGCGCGTAGATCAGCAATAGGTGTACGATTGGGTGCTACTGTCATACCGTCAAGCGCCAGGTCAAGCAGGCGGCGTTTACCGGTAACAGGCTTATCGTGGTACCATAGCCAGACTGATTGTGATGAAACTCCCCAGCGCTGGCCCAGCTCTTTTCGGCGTTTTGCCGGAATGTCTAAAGAAAATACAGGCATAATAATTTTACTCTTGTGATTTACGTAATGTTTAATTATTTTATCACTAGTTTATAGGCTTGTGCAATATACCATTCGTAATTTACAGCAGACCAGTCAAAGTCTTGCAGGTTGCTACACTCAGTGACAGGTTGCCCTGAGCAAAGGCCTGTGATCGTGACATCGCTCCACCGGCTTTTATTTTTTGTGTGGATGCGCGTATCGTGAGGGACACCAGCCGCATCCTGTTCACCTGGTTTACCGGTGATTTCTTCCAAGACCTGCTGATAAAACTGATCGGTGATTTTAGTGCGACGCTTCCACGTCCCCGGTACACCCTTCGGTATAGCTTTTTTAATCAACGACCCACCGTTAATACTCACAAAATAGCGGATTGTGTTACCTGTTTTACGCTCATAGCCATTCTGGTATACCAGCTGTAGCGAACAATCACGATTAACTTTTCCCCGGATCATGAAATCAAACGGGTCAGAGTGACTACAGATAAACGCCGTGATATCTTCACCGCGTAGCATATGCGCTTCAACCGCTTTCTGAACAACAAGGGATGAATGGTCCTTATGCCATTCGCGCTTGTATTCGTATGCACCTTTACGTTTCACACCACCTTCTTCGTACTCCGCGATATAGTTATTCACGTCGCGAATAAAGAACCGGCTGTAACGCACCTCTTCAAGTTCAAGCTGTGTGACTTTTTCCCACCAGATGCGCAGATTATTTGCATGGTCCAGGTATTCAACAGGACAGTGGAAAGTGATACCGTCCGTATTACACTGGATCATTTTCAGGCCAGGGACTTTGATCAACTGTTCAACTAGCATGCACAGCGATAACTGTCCGTTGATAGTGATTTTCATGGTGTACATAGGATCGTAAAACGGACTATGTTCGTTGTTACTGTTACCGTAAGTACCATTTAGCGCAAGTTTATATGCGCCGCCCATCATCGTTTTCTTACCTACGCGATTTCGTTCGTTGAACAGATATTCTGAAATATCGCAATACTGTTCACCCAGGTGCGCAGGATAGATACGGTTTTTAATTGCCAGGTTGGGGTAATAACTGGCAACGTCAAGATCGACAATTTTATGTGTAGCGGTGCTGTGGACAATCTCACGATGAAGTGATGCGTGTAGTCCGCCTGTACCGAAATCATAGTTAAAATTGTCAATTCGACAGTGAAGACTGACCGCGATAAATTTAGCACCGGTAAAGTCTGTGTCTACGGGTACATGGTAAAGCCGACGCGGTTTCTTCGCATCTTTCAGCCAGACTTTAACCTTTTTCGGATCCATCCAGCGAACCATTTCTGGTGTGCAACGGATATCAGAAAACACACCTTTTGTTTCTTTGATGGTCTGAGATTTGAGGTAGTCAAGAACCATCATGAAAGCGGGATGCTCAAGTCGCACATAATGGAATATGCACTGTGACAGATCGATAGACGCTCGCGGCGTCTGTCTCGGTATACGTTTACCAGCAGTGTTTCGCTCATAACATGGAATGCCGGCTTTTTCAAGTTCAATAATTAACACCTCAGCGCCGATCTTGGTGTCATTGTGGTTCATGAAATCACGACCGTATTTCGCAGTAAGTTCTTCACGAAATACAATCATGTCATACGATGCTTTGTAGAAATCTGTTGTTGCAACAACGTCGTGATCGTTATAGTCAAGTAACGTATCTTTCTGCTGGTCGTCAAGCTGCGTACCAACCGGGAACGGGAGATCCTCTACGCTTTCCATACCCATAGCAATTTCCAGCGATTTAAGGCTGGTAGCTTTAGCCATATTGTCAAAATGGTGGATTTTCAGCAGGTCAATTTGTTCAACGAGGCGACGATCCGGCCACATGGGAAATGAATTGTCGCCTTTGATACGCTGCATGGCTTTAGCATAAATCTGTTCGACGCTGCTATACGGATTTTCATAAAACCACTGAAGTACTTCCCAGTCAAACCACAGGTTATTAAAACCCACCATTCGTGCTTTAACCGAACGTAAGTAATTTAAGAATTCAAAAAGTTTTAAGCGATCATCACGTCGATCTGAAACTTCAAAAGTGTATTTTGTGCCTGTTGATACATGCGTAGCGCGACAGGTAAAAGTGTTGGGGTAAGTTTCCAAATCGTAAGTATAGTCGCGAGGGTTCATAAAGCATGATACTCCCAGTGTGAAAAAGAGTTACTTTTTCTAAATTCTTTGAGTCGATAAATATTTGCTTTTAATTGAAGTCGACTCAGCCGAATTGGTACTGTCCAATACTTGAAAGGATTGCCGTTTTCATCTAAGTCTACATCCCGATATGTACCGTCTGCTTCACCGCCTACGAATAAAATTTTCATTGCTACACCTCATAAAATAAAGCCCGCCGAAGCGGGCTGGTTAATCTTACTGCCAGACGGCATGACCTGCGCTTACCATACCTTCGTCTGTCCACCCTGCTGCGCGTAACGCTTCAATAGTATGTGCGCCGGTTTGCACCAGAACCTTAACCGGTGGCGGTGCAAGGAAATCATTCTGTGGCGCTGGTGCCGGTGCAGCAGTTGGTGCGGGAGCCGTCGCAGCAGCAGGTTGCGCAGATACACCGAAAGCATTAGCCAGTGCCTGCGTATTCATACCACCACCTGACGATTCAGCCATTTGTGGTCGTTGTGTTTTATCACAATTGACAACCTGAACACCCTGCAGCCCTAACGAAACGCCTTTGTTACCTGAGTTGTCATATTTGTATGAGTCAACACAGATACGGATGCCTGCACCAGAATAGAACTTATCTTTTTCAAAGTTAAGATCCATAGGCTGACCGTTAGCATTAATCACGCCGACCGGATAACCGGATTTAGCATTAATCACCCATTTACCCGCGTATGCTACAATTTTTACACCGGTGCTGCTCTGGTAAACATCTCCGTCATGCCAGCGATCGTTTACAGCGAACGGATTGACGAAAGGTACTTTTTCAGATGTCGCTTTATTCTGCAGCAATTGAGTCAGTTCACTGACTGTCGCTGTATCGCTTTTATCAATCAGCACTTTTACACTGTACTTACCGTTGTCATCTGGTTTTGTGACATTTTCAAAAGCCAGCAATACTTCGTTAGTTACTACTTTACCGTCGGATAAAATCATTTTACGCTCCGTTAAACCATTCAGATAATTTTGACGCAACAGCTGCGCCGGTAGCTTCTGCAGGTACTAATCGCTTACCTGCTGTGGGTTTGTAAATTAACATCGTTGATACGTCGTTGTCAATTATTTTAATCAAATTAGGCGGTGAAATCAGTTCGCGCGGTTTCAACACCTTTTCAGCAAGATCCGGACGCATTGCGATCAGGATATCCGCCGCACCTTCAACGTACTTGCGGTGCGTATTTCTCTGTACAAGTTTGTAACCCGGTACATGTTTGCCCTGATTTTCAGCCATGTGGAAAGCAAGCGCATCAACGGCCTGCTGTTGCTGTTTAATAAAAGTCATAGCCTCGTCAAGCATGCCTTTGCGATCGGCAATGACTGACGGTGAAGGTGATTCAAGTGGCTGCATAGCGATCACCTGTTTCAGATAGCTTTCAGTTTTGTCCCAGTGGGCTTTGCATGACGCTGTACCCGGACAGTACTCACACCATGATCCGGTATTAAATTCATGCGTACCGGCACGTGCTGCTGCTGCCCATATCTTTTCCCACCACGTATACAATTCAGTAAGTGTAAGCGTCCAGGTTCGAATCGGTCCTTCAGAGTGATAACAGTTCGGCTGTACAATGTGGAAAGTCAGCGTTTCCGGTAACGGTATGTTCCGTTGCTGTAAATCGCGGACCGCGCCGATCATATAAAACGCACCCTGATAGTTATCAACAGCTGGCACAAACATACGTCCGTGCTTATAGTCAAAAATGTCAAGGTGTTTATACATCGGGCTGTAACTACCCACATCAAGTGTGCCGAACATATCATCAGACAGACTTACACGCCGCTCCATATACGTGTTTGACCAGTTCATACAGCAGATTTCAGAAACGTAATCAACCATGATATCGGTCGCTTCAAACATTTCATCGTACAGGCTAACGTCATTAGGTGCATATGACGGCCACACACCATCGAAATCACGGTTATGTTCTTTCCAGTGGTTGAGGCGCGTCTCAACAATCCAGTGCGCTGCTGTACCTTGTTCTGCTGCATCCGTTGGTAAACCCGGTGGTGCGAGATGTAACAGCGCCACGCTACCCGGACAATTGCTCCAGCGGAAACAATTACTGCCCCCTAACGTAGCGTGGCTCATATTTATACCACCAGGCTTTCTACTGGTACGCCTGCGACAATTGATGTCATGTTAGCGACCAGTGCATCGCGGGTGTCATACATGGCTTTCATCTGGTCAGCCGTCGCAGCCGGAACTTGTGTGATGCCTGATTTTTTCAGCAGGAACTGTACAAGCGGCCCGTGGTATTTACCCATATAGTCAGCAGATGCGGCGCGACCTGCATCACCGACTGCCTGTACGATTTCCTGGAATTGCTGAATCGGCTGTTTAACATCTGCGGCAGGCACAGGGGTCGGTGTTGGCGCGGGAGTTTCAACAACCGGTGCCGGTGCCGGTGCGGGTGTACCCTGCAGTTCAGCAGTCACAGAGGCGATCGTGGCGTCATCGACACCGCGACGTTTTTTCCAGGTCCCATCTGCATTCAGCGCTTTAGTGCCGGCGTGGATACGCTCATCCCACGGCAGGTTGTTTTTATCGACGGTCGGTGCTGAGTTGTTTTGCTCACCATCATCATCTTCAGCAGTCGGTGTCGGTACAGGTGCCGGTGTTTCAGCGGCGGCGGTCTGGACATCGGCAGGCGTAATCTGCGCCCGGTTGGATGCGACATGTTTTTCAACAGCGTTAGCGATAGCTACACCCATACTACCGTTGTTCAGTTTAGCCACGATCTCAGCCAGTTCAGCGGTGCTTTCAGTTTTAACGCTCAGTGTATATTCAGCCATTTCTTTTGATTTCCTGTTAATAAGTTGTTGGATCACGTTGTTACAAAATTCAGCTTCGTTAATCGCATCGTGCAGGGCGTTATGTTTAACACCTTTGAACGTGCTGTGCCAGTGTGGCAGTCTTAAAATATGCGTTCCGATAAATGTCAGAGTGCGCATATCGAGATCACCCCAGTATTTAACCGGTGACTGCATACCCAGGGCTTCACATGCTGATTCTAACCACTGGTTGTCGGCGCGCGGACCGTTACCGATCGCATATTCAACACCATGTTTCTTCAGCCAGGCTGCGAACTCAGTCAGTACATCACGCAAAGGGCGCTGGTCAACTGACAGAACATCCTGTGCTGCGCTACCCTGTTTCGCCCACCACGCTTTTGTTGACTCGCTGACATGCAGACCTGCATCAATTGATGTTTGCGGTATGATGTTCGCGTAAAACGTGTCAACCTGTCCGCCGGTATTGAAGTCGCGGATAACAGCTCCAATACTGAGCAGTGCAGCATTGTGTTCAGTGCTGAGAGTTTCAAAATCTAAGACACTGACCAGTGGAATCACTGTTTCACCTCGCGGAACATAATGCGTTTGTACTTATTCAGTGTAAAAATATCGGTACCGTGGTCATGGTTTAACATGAACGTACCTGTATCACTGAAATGTGCACCGCTAAGGATCCGGTGTGCCTGGTCAGCACCAAGTGCGCTACAGATACACTCAGTTTGAGAACCACCTGAATCTTCAAAAATAAATTTCACTGCCATCTTCATAACCTCGTTTGTTGTCGGTGAAAGAATCATAAACGCATTGACACACTGACGTCAATAGTTTTAAATTAAAATAAATTACGGAGGTGTAAAAATGAAAGAACTAACCCTGAATGACTGTAACAGCCTGATAAAACAGCTGGAATCACAACCAACAATGAGCATCAAAGAGGAAAAATACTACAGTGCGCTGCTCATCGCTCGCAGTGTGTTGCAGCCTGTTGATACTACTCCTCAACAGTATGAATCGCTGGTGCGTAAAAATGTTTAAACTGTGGGTTTCACTCAGCGCAGGGTGTGCGATGGTTACGGTGGCAGGTGGGGCGTTTGGCTGGTGCCTCGCAAGTGCTGTATTTTTAATCTTAGCAATGTTAACGGATTAAGCATGAACATAACAATGCGCCCGTACCAGCAACGGGTTATTGATGGCGTATATTCTTCCTGGTTATCGGGAGCACAGTCAGTGTGCGCGGTGGTACCAACCGGCGGTGGTAAAACCCGCATAAAAGCGCACATCGCAAAAATGGAGCGTGATGCGGGCAACATAATGATTCTGATCGCACACAGGCGTGAGCTTATCGGACAGATCAGCATGGCCTTGGCGCAAGAGGGGATCATTCACCAGCTGTTATGTGCTAATGCTGCCCGCAATTATATTTCCACGTCGCATGTTAAAGAACTGGGTAGGTCGTACTACAGCCCCCAGGAAGAACGTATTTTCGTGGCGTCGATTGACTCGTTTAAACCTGTCGATATTGACTGGTTTGCAGCGCGTGGCGCACGATTGAGATGGACGCTGGACGAAACTCATCATCTTTTGCGTGAAAATAAATGGGGGAAGGTGATAAGCCAGTTTGACAAAGCAGGTGCGTTAGGTTTGGGTGTGACAGCTACACCGGTTCGTGCTGAGGGTAAAGGGTTAGGCCGCCATGCTGACGGGTTGTTTGATGTCATGGTTGAAGGTCCGGGTATGCGTGAACTGATCACTCAGGGATATCTGTCTGACTATAAAGTTTTCTGCCCGCCGATCAGCATTGATTTCAGCAGCATCGAAACCAGTAAATCAACTGGTGATTACAAGGAAGCACCGCTGAAGGAAGCGATCGGTAAATCAACCCTGACCGGGGATATTGTTGGTACATATCTTAAGCATGCCGGCGGTAAGCGTGGTCTGACATTTACTGTTGATATTGACAGTGCTGAAGAAATGGCTGCTGAGTACCGAAAAAATGGTATTCCTGCTCAGGCGATCAGTTCACGCAACACAGATAAAGAACGCACGCTGTACAGTGAGCAAATAAAATCAGGTGAATTGCTGCAGCTGGTATCGTCAGATCTGATTTCTGAAGGCTACGATGTCCCGGCTATTGAGGTCGCCAGCATGGGTCGTCCTACGCAGTCAGAGGGTCTGTATAAACAACAGTTTGGTCGCATCTTACGTACGTTACCCGGCAAACCCTATGCTATGCTGTTTGACCACGTTGGAAACGTTCAGCGTTTCGGTTTACCCGATGCGCCACGCATCTGGACGCTTGATCGTCGTGAACGTACTGCTAAAAAAGAAACAGGCGCTGAAACCCTCAAAGTCTGTGCATCCTGTTTCCAGCCGTTTGAAGCGCGGCGCGCTATTTGTCCCCACTGTGGGGAGCGTATCAAAGTTGCACCCGATGGCGGCAGAACACTGGAAGAGGTAGAAGGCGATCTGACGGAACTTTCACCGGAGGTACTCGCTAAAATGCGCGGTGAAGTTGAGCGTGTAATGGAATCACCGGATGCCGTGCGTGAAAGATTTTTGATGGCCGGTGCACCGCATATCGCTGCAGCTGGGGCAGCTAAACAGCATCGTTTACGCCTGGAGTCACAAAATGTGCTACGCACCGTGATGACATCATTTTGGGATTTTTACCGCGAACAGTTAGGGTGCGATGTACGTAGTGCGCAGATAACATTCTGGCAGCTTTTCGGTATAGACGTTATGTCAGCACAGACACTGGGTAAAAACGATGCTGAAGCGCTGACAGTACGTATCCGCGAACATTTATCAGTCATGGGGGTAGCGGCGTGATGGCGATTGTAAAAAGAAAACCGGATATAAAAATGTCAGAAAGAAACATTCAGAAAGTTTTATACAGAAATCTTCAATCACTTTTTAAAGTTATGATACCAAACTATTACTGTGACAATAAATTCGGTTTTGAATGTGACATGCTTTGTGTTCGTCAATCGGGGTACACGGTTGAAATAGAAATAAAAATATCAGAGAAAGATTTCAAGAAAGATTTTACAAAACAATGTGCAGATTATGATGATCCCGCAGAATGGGTTGATGTCGGCAACGGTTTACAAAAAATGAATTACCCGATGTTAACGAAACATGATTTACTTCAACAAGGTAGACTCACCTGCAATTACTTCAGTTATGCTATGCCTATGCCGCTTGCCCTTAAGCTGATGCCGGATTTGCCGGACTACTGCGGTTTGATAGCCATTCACGACAATGGCGGTACGTCAACTTTGAAAGAAGGAAAATTGTTGCACAAAAACAAAATTTCAGATTTCAAACTGGCTTCAATGGCTCAGAACTTGTGTTTTCGTTACTGGACACTTCTTAATAAATCGGAGCCATTAATATGATGACATCACTGGGTGAGTATATCAAAGAAACTATCGAACAGCATGAAACTGATATTCGAATTACCATGTTGGTTGGTATGCCTGAGTGGGAATTTATTATTGTTATGAGTGAAGGATTTTTCGATGGTGTTTGTGCCGGTACAAGACGAAACGGCATTTACTATTCAGAACATGATTTACTGATCGCATATCATCAGCGTAACCCTGGCGCGGAACCTCTTATATGATCAACGATATCAGCATAACGCACTGGGCACAGCGCCACGGTGTATCACCTGCAGCACTACGTGAGCTGACTGAAATATTATGTCCGGACATCGCAATACCTGATCCTGAAAAGTATGACAATGAAGCGCAGGTACAAGCGCAGATCCGAAAAGCATCCGCGTACGCTAAGTGCTGGCTTGGGCGTAACAATAACGGTGCAATGGAAAAGGATGGGCGCTGGATCAGGTTCGGCCTGGCGAATGATAGCAAACAGACCAACGAACGCTTTAAATCTGGGGATCTGATAGGTATCACACCGCGCCTCGTAATGCCGGAACACATCGGGCAGGTATGGGGAATATTCACCTGCGCTGAGGTAAAAGAGCCAGGGTGGAAATTTACACCGGGTGATAAGCGCGCCATAGCACAACTTGCATTTAATAATCACGTTATTCGATACGGGGGTATTGCGGGGTTCTGTACATCCGTAGTAGACTACCTTAAATTAATTGAGGGTAACGTATGAACGAAACGATTAAAGCACTGGTTGAAAAACACGGTCTGACTGCTGTAGCTAACGCTGCTATGGTCACAGAACGTACCATTAAATTGCAACTCGTCAGTAGCCGGAACGTCATGAGTTCGGTACGCGTGAATCGTGCAAAAATTAAACTGGAAGGTAAATCCTGATGCAAACTATTTACTCTGACGCGTCAACCGATCCGATCTGTGCTTATCTGAAAGACAGCCCGATCAAAGCGTTTACCCGCAAAAATGAAGAGGTGGCGCTAACTGTACAAAATGAGGGTTTCATCATTGTTCCTGCAGGCCATCGTGTTCGCGTGCCGACAGGTTTAACTGTTGATGATGAGGATAAAGGTTTCATTATGCAGACTGCGGGCGCAACTTTCACTAACGGTCTGCAGTTTACTGACTCTCTGATCGAGATCGTAGCGGGTGATCTGTACATTGATGTGATGAACATCTCTGAAATTTCTGTTGCGATCAGCCACGGTGACAAACTCGGTAAAGTGGTGCTGCTATGAATATCGATTACGAACGCAGACTTTTCGAAAATGCATTTGGTCGAAATGCAGATCTGACACGTAACAGCCAGGATGGCTACGAATCCGGAGCGACATCCCTGCAATGGGAAGGCTGGCAGGAGTGCGCAAAACGTATTCCTGAACGTCGTGACTATAGTGACCCAAGACCAGCCGAAGATGAGCCGCGTTTATGTGCGAAAAATCGTAATTACTGGCGCATGGGTTTCAATGCTGCAATTGAGAGTGGAAATCCATGAAAGCTAACGAGTTGCCTTCTATGGAATACCTGCATTCTCGTCTGACATACGACCCGGTATCTGGAAATTTATTTTGGAAACATAACAATAAAATGTCAGTTCAATGGAACGGCAGGTTTGCAAACACTAAAGCTGGGACGTTGACATCACACAAATCAGGAAAATCATATGAAATGGTGATTGTTGATTATAAAAAGTATAAGTCGCATCGTGTGATTTTCAAGATGTATTACGGTTTTGATCCGCAAGAAGTAGACCATATTAACGGTGACGGCCTTGACAATCGCATTCATAATTTGAGATCGGTCTCACCTACAGAAAATAAACGTAATTTAAGATTACAAAAACACAATACATCAGGGGTAAGTGGGGTTTGTTTTAATAAAACTTTTAACAAATGGTGGGCTTACATAAAACTTAGTGGTAAGCAGAAAAGTTTAGGATATTTTACAAAATTAGAAGATGCTGTTGCAGCAAGAAAACTTGCTGAAATAAAATATAAATTCCATCCGAACCACGGCAGTGTTCGGCCACTTTAGGTGAAACTGATGACATTGCAAACTTATTACCAGGTCTTGACTGGTGGGCGTCCTGCACACTTCAGAACCTTTGTTGACCCGAAAGAAATGCGTGAAGGCCAGTACGGCAGAAAATATGCCGGGACGCTTAATGAAGTTTTTCCGAAACTTCAGTCTGATAATTCAGAGTTCCGCGGCGTTTACATGGTTGTCAATCAGGGTGGGGATAGCGATGCCTCTATCATGATGGCACGTGCCTGTTTTATTGATATTGACAATGGCGACTTACCGTCTGAATGGCATGTTGAACCAACCATGATCTGCAGTCGCGGTGACAAAAAAGGACACCATGTTTACTGGTGTCTTAACGAAGGTGTTTCTGATATGGCTACATGGTCAGGTGTACAGAAACAGCTTATCCGGCGCTACAAATCAGATCAGACAATTCACAATCCATCCAGGATACTCCGACTTCCTGACATGTTGCACTGGAAAGATATTTCAAACCCTCAGTCCTATAGTCTTATCTATGTAAACGAAAAAAATCGTTACACACTTGATCAGATTAAAGTCGGTCTGCCGGCAATAGCTGACACCATTTATACCGCGCCGTCAGTGCGTGGTGAGGTAATGCTTGAATCAGATGACCCTTACAGCATTCAGCGTGCAGTTGCCTATCTGATGAACTGCAGGGTGGCTATAGAGGGTGAAAATGGCGATCACACCACCTTTGCCACTGCTGCACACTGTCGTGAATTCGGCTTGTCCGAGGGTGTTACGCTGGGTCTGATGATGGAGCACTGGAATCCCCGGTGCGAACCGCCATGGGATCCGTCAGAACTTACTCTGAAAATTGCTAACGCCTACGCATATGCTGCGCGCCCACAGGGTTCATCGCATCCGTCTGTGCTGTTCCCACCATCGCCGCCGCCGGATGTACCTAAACCATCATGCCGCCCGAATAAACCTAAAATGCCGGGTGGTAACGTGATGGACATCACCGGGCAGATTGAATATTTTCGCGGTGTAGTATATCTGGAAGCACAAAACCGTTTTCTGTGTCCAGATGGTCAGATTATGAAGCCGGAAGCGTTCAGCGCACGCTACAGCGGTTATCAGTTCTCGCTTGATGCTCAGATGGATAAGTTCACATTCAAAGCGCATGAAGCGTTCACGCTGTCACGTGGTCACGAATTTACCAAAGCGTGGTCAGCCTGCTTTCGTCCCGAATGTCAACCGGGCAAGGTTGTCAATGACGAAGGTGTGGACCTCGTAAATATTTACGCACCGGCTTACATCGATCGACGTAAGGGAGACGTAACACCTTTTCTTACGCATCTGGCTAAGCTTCTGCCAAACGACCGGGATCGCGTGATCGTTCTGTCTTACATGGCTGCGTGCGTTCAGTACCCCGGTATGAAATCGCAGTGGTGCCCGGTTATTCAGGGATGCGAGGGGAATGGTAAGTCATTCCTGGGTACCGCGCTGTCATACGCCGTGGGTCGCCGGTACACACACGTTCCGGAAGCGTCAGATCTTGAATCCCAGTTCAACGGATGGCTGCAGGGTAATTTGCTGGTTATCGTTGAAGAACTGAAAACAGACGATAAGCACACTTTGCTGGAACGCATGAAGCCGATGATCACGAATAAGCGCATTCAAATCCAGCAGAAAGGCATTGACCAGGTTACCGGCGATAATCGTGCTAACTTTATCTGTTTCAGCAACCACCGCGACTGTGTTCCGATCAAACGCAATGGACGTCGCTACGCTATGCTATATACGGCGCAGCAGTCAGCTGAAGACCTGAAGCGCGATGGTATGCCGCCGGATTATTTCTATCGCCTGTATGACTGGGCTGATAACGGCGGCTGGCAGATTATCGCATGGTTCCTGTCACAGTATGAAATCCCTGATGAGTTTAATCCTAAAACTCTGTGTCAGCGTGCACCCGAAACATCAAGCCAGCACGAAGCAGAAAAACTGTCACTGGGTCGTGTGGAACAGGAAATCATGGAAGCGATTGATAGCGAGATGACAGGCTTCAAAGGCGACTGGATCAGCAGCTACCACCTGACAAACCTGCTGAAAGAAAAAGGCCTCGAACGTTTCCTGCCGCCTAACAAGCGTCGCGCCACCCTGGAGGATATCGGTTATATTCAGCACCCGGCACTGGCGGACGGTCGTATCAACAGTCCGATTCCGCTCGAAGGTAAGCCGCGTCTTTATATTGATAAGACACGTAAAGACCTGATGAATATTAAAGCACCTAAAGAGGTTGCCGAACTGTATATGATGGCACAAAACAACTTTGCGGGCGGTGTGTGATGACTACATACGGAAGTGTGTGCAGCGGCATTGAAGCCGCTTCGGTAGCGTGGGAAAGCCTCGGATGGCAACCCGCATGGTTCTCACAGTTTGATCCTGAACATAATTATAAACGTCAGGCTGATTTCCCATCTCGGGTTCTGGCTCATCACTGGCCGCACGTCCCAAACCTGGGTGACATGACGAAAATTGCCGATCTGGTTCGCTGGGGTGCTATTGAAGCACCTGACGTTCTGGTCGGTGGTACACCCTGCCAGGCATTCAGTGTTGCAGGACTACGTAAAGGACTGTCGGATCCTCGGGGTCAGTTAACTATTTCATTTGGAGAACTCGCCGATGCAATCGACGAAAAACGAGAAAAACCATGCACTATCATCTGGGAAAATGTACCCGGAGTGCTCAACAGCAAGGACAACGCTTTTGGATGCTTTCTTGCCCTGCTTGCCGGTGAAAGCTGTGAGCTGCAACCACCAGGGCGAAAATGGACAAACGCGGGTTGTGTGTCTGGACCCAAAAGAATTGTCGCGTGGCGAGTTCTCGATGCTCAATACTTCGGAGTGGCCCAACGACGCCGGCGTGTGTTCGTTGTCGCAAGTGCTGATCCGGAATTCGATCCCACAGCAGTACTTTTTGAGTCCGACAGCCTGCGCCGGGATACTCCGCCGCGCAGAGAAACGGGGAAGGAAACTACCGGAAATGCTGGACAAGGCTTTAAGACAGGTAGCCACTGGGACGGTGAACAGTATCCACACCCCAGCTTGAGTCAGTCATTTAATACAGGCGGTATTGGTCAGAGTAATCAGGAAGTATTCAGTCAACGGGGAGCGGGTCTGGTACAGTGTTTTGGTGGTGGAAATACAGCCGGTGAAATTGATGTTGCAACCACTTGTACGGCGCACGGTAATCGTCAGGATTTCGATACGGAGACATTCGCTGTGTTTAACTGGCAAGCGGGCGGTAATACGTCGTCAGATTTGGGTATGAATTCTCATTATGCCGGTACATTACAGGCGAGCACTCATCCGGCTATTTGTTTTGCCCCTGGTAATCTGACACGTGGTGGAGGAATGTCACCCTCAACTGAAACAACAGGAACTTTATGTGCACATGGCGGGCGATCTTATAGTGATCAGTCGCCATGTGTGGCAGCTGATATGCAGGTACGTCGACTAATGCCGGTAGAGTGTGAACGTTTGCAGGGTTTTCGGGATGGTCATACTGATATACCTGGTGCGAAGGATGGACCGCGTTATAAAGCGCTGGGAAACAGTATGGCGGTTCCGGTGATGAGATGGTTAGGACGAAAAATCAGCCCGCGCTAAGCGGGCTTTCTTTTATGGTAGCGCACAATCTGAGAAACGTACGATTGAGGAATTTCCATTTTATCAGCTATCTCTGTGACACTCAGACCTTCATCGTGTAGTGCGCGACACAGTTCGACATCATGATCGCTGTGTTTAACGGCGTAATGATTATCCCCGTTTTTGATCATAGAAATACCGAGCAGATGTACCCGGTTAGTTACTGACTTTCGCGATCGGTTTAACATTACGGCTATCTGTGCGGCGGTATGCGTCCTTGCATACTGTCTGAGGATCGAATCCTCTAACGGTGAATACTTCATTTACTCGCCGCGTGCACGGAGCATAAAATCCGCCTGGCTATAAGCTGCTCTTGCCATCATAAGTTGTTCATTACGGTCCAGAGATAGCGGAATAGACTGCAGAGCCAGCCCTGCGAAATGGTCACGCAGTGTCATTCCCGCTATTGGCATGTTGTGTTCACTACCCGGAATCGGAAATGCTGACCCGCCTGTTTCTTTATTTATTATGAATCTCCCGCTTAAACCGCTATCTAAAATATCTTCAGCATCAGAGCGTTTCATACATTATACTCCTTAACGGTTTGCAGGGTGCCGGTACGCACTAAGCGCCGGCGGATGTTATGCAGCCATAGCCAGGGTGAGAATAAACGGCTGACTACGCGCTGTGATTCACGATTGCGGATCTCAAGAATGTACATAATTTTTCTCCGAGAATTTATTATCTATTTCCTTCTTGAGGCTTTAAGTCCTGCCTCAAAACCTTTTGTATAGACAATCTGACCGATCCAGTAAATACCTAAAGCTATTAATACACCGATAGCAAAGCCTATTACTGATAATAATTCTTGACTATCCATTTTATTTTCCTTACTTAAACTGCACCGCCGTAGCGGTGCTGGTTGTTTTATTCATAATCTTGATAGTCAATCTCTTTACTATCACCATCGCAAACAATATCTGAACCAAAATAAAAATTATGCCAAATCGCCTGCTCTATAGTAATGCTCTCGTAACTCATATCCATTTTATTTTCCTTGCTTAAAGTGCGCCACCGTAGCGGCGCTGGTTGGTTAGTTCGGTGATAAACCAGAATCCCGTATGAATGTTAAAAACGGTACTCCTTCATCATTCTTTGAGACTTTAACATCGCCGATGTTATGCAGCCAATCAAACGCAGCGCACATGTTGTGCAACACATCCCAAAACCCCGAGTCGTTATTATCCACGCCGAAAGAAGAAATGAAATCATCAGCAAGATCGAAAGTTGATTTTACTGATCCGATGGGAACGCTGCGGAGAAAGTTAACAACAAATCTCACATCCCATGCTTTTTGTTGAACATCTGAAATATTAAATGACATGATTATTACTCCGCTATCTGGCCGCCTTGAAAACTATAGTACGACAACGCGTACACACCGTCAACAATTATTTTATAGTGAGTATAAATAAAAAAGCGCCCGAAGGCGCTTAGTATAACAATTCTAAAAGTCTTTCATAGAACATCCCGGAAACGTTGTCTGGCGTTTCGTCAAGCCATCGTATCGTACTCAGCGGTTCGATACCCTGCAGGCACGGCCAGTTTACACCGTCGTCACCCAGGAGTAACTTTCGTTCTGTAGCGAGCATTGTCAGATCGGCTAGCTTAACTTCCGGTGACATTTTATCAGGTAGTCCGAACCGGCGACGCACGACTGATTCAATCCGATCCTCAAGCGCACGGTAATCCGGCAGCAGTGACTTAAGCGGTGAACTGACGTCACCCGTGTACGCTTCATGCGCGTCGTGTAGCAGCGCTTCAAGGGCGAACTCACGTGACACTATGTAAGACGCGTTCAGCGAGTGAACAGCAACGCTATAAGGTTTTTTAGTGTGGCCCGTGAAACGATTTATATGTGACAGAGCACGCGCAATGTCAATGATGCTGACCATTTCAGGCTGAGGATCCTGCAGGTCGAAGTGTATACCGGTGGATGTTTGAATGTAGATCATTGTTATGGTCTCCAGACGACGCCTAAAACTTTCTCAGGCTTTCGCTTTTTTATGTTTGAAATATAGGTCATCGCCTGCTTGACATTTTCACAATGAGTAAGTGTGACCCACCAGAAGAAACCTACTCTTTTTTGAACAGATGGTGAGGTTACTTGATTACCGAATGGTGTGTACCACCTGATAGTTGCGATTCTGTATTTAGTCATCATTAACCCTGCCATTTCATTGCGGCATCTAACTCAGCCTGCGGGATGTTAAGTAACGTCTTGCGTTGCGACGGTGTGATTTTACCCAGTCCGCAAAATACGATCTGACCGTGCTGATTGCGAACTGTGGAAACACCTTTCTCACGATACATATTTAATAGTGCTAATGTGTTCATTCGGTGACCTCCCAGCCATAACCCTTGGTAAATTTAATCAGCGCTCGTTTACGTAAATGCTGTAACCGACCATCGATTACGCGGAAAGCTTCACGCTTTGTCTGTTTCGCAATTTTCTGAGCTATATCATGGATTTCAACGTTTTCGATCTCGTAAAATCGACGTTTGTTATTGACGATCTGCTCTAAAATCTTACGGTCTAATTCACTGTAATCAGTATTCATTCGGTCACCTCATCAAATGAGTTATTGCGAACAGCTTCAATCAATTCGTCAGCATCAACAGTGAATGATTTGACTGTTTCGCAGCCTCCTACTTTCGCACCGGCGATGCGATAACCGCCATTTTTATCACAAATGCAAAGTGACAACCCGCCTTCAATATTTCGACTTATTTCTACACATACTTTTTTCATTCCACCCCTCCGATGATTTCATTTCGTTTATCTAACACCTCGGTCATATCGACATAACCGTAACCGTACTCTTCACCTGGTGGTGGCGGGTTCTTACCGTCATTCATTGCAAGCTTATCCGGGAATGCTCCTGTGTACCACGACAGGTCGCCGGCGTTTAACAGGCGAATACCTTTCCAGGCAATACCGCTACCCATATCCCAGTTCAGCTTAGTACGGATTGTCGGCATGTCCATTGCGGCAATCACCTCATCTTCTGCGATCGATGGATCATCACTCCAGATTCGGATCCAGTACGTCAGATCGTATGCGGTGAGAGGCTTGTTAATACCCGGACCTTCCCACAGGCACTGACGCTTAACGATCGCCTGGTGAATGAAACCTTTCCATGACACGGCGTAGTTCTCAACTGATGCCGGCAGGTGCATATCGATGCCTCGCGCCTGAGCAACAGCGTTAACCTGATCTGCGCGCGCTACGTATGTTGGTACACAGAATATCAGATCGAGACTTTCAGCCGTTTTAATTATCGCATCATCAGTCAGATAACGACACTGAGCCTTTTCAATAATATCCGCACTGTTTTCAGGAATACCCACGGCGTGCCAGTAGCCGTTAGTATAGTACGATCTGTTACCGAAAAAAGTACCGAGACGACGCATGTCGAAAAACGGATCTATTTTCTTAATATATTCCGCGATGTCTTTCTTTGACGTTTTAAAGTCAATATCGCGGCGGAATTCAAAGTCAGTCAGCAATAATGGCATTTTTAATAAACCCCCGTGAAATAGTTACACCGTACGTACCGATAATATTTACCGGTACACCCTGCGATGTCATACGGTCGTTTTCATCCACGCAACTATTCTCTGTGAGCCAGTAATACGCATGAAATTCATCCACCTCAAACGGGATACGAACAGATTCACCAGGGCGGTAAATGAGGCGTTTTAACCATGCGATAGTCGTCTCAGGGATCTCCGGCGCTGCGTTAATGATGACCGTCTGGGTACGTCCCATCAGGCTGACATTACGTAATACGTCGCCGCCGCACATGTGTGCCGCTGTTTTAGGGGGTAACCCCGCTGGTATCTGGCAGATCGAATGCTTGCGAAATTTAATCATTTTGTCCTCTTTTGCTAGGTTGAATAATTTATAACGTATCACACGATTCTGTTTGACGTCAAGTACGGGCTTAACCGGGCGTTCGGTGTGTATGGAAATCAATGTGTTAGAGAGTAACTTCTCTACCCCCAACACTGACTAAATCCATTACAGTATTCTACAATATATATATATATACATTATATTACTATACATACTCTATTATTATATTTATATTTATATTTAAGAGAATAATAAAGGGAGTAAGGGGGTTTGTCAGACTGGCTGCGAGTCCGATGCGCGGGTTTCGTTCGGTCTGGTTCGGTGTGTAAATTTTAGCTGTGGATAAGCTGTGGATAACTTTAAAAAGTTGATAAGCTGTGGATAACTTTAAGTGTTGATTTTAACTGGTTGAGGTGCTACTCTCAGTCACTGGTAATACTGCGAGGCGTAACGGGATGAACGAATATACACACAAAGGTTTATTTGCTTATTGCATTCCGGTGTATATTAAATTCGACCGGTTTAATATACCGCAGTTAGAAGGTCGCAATTATATTTGCGATAAATTATTAAGCGGTGCGTTGTACATATGGGAACGTTTTATTTATTCAGACTTCCCGATTGTTATTACAGGTGAATTAAAATGACAATTGACGAATTGAGAAATGAATTAGATCCGCTGGTCGCAAACTTTTGCGATTTATATATTCAGCGTGATATTAATTCGCTTTCTAATTCTGATATTGTTAAACAGGTTTGGCCTGATATTAACTGTCCCGGACAGAAAGCCGCACGTTTATTAAAACGACCTGATGTTAATAATTATTTGATTGCTCGACAGACTGACATCTGTCAAAGCGTCGAGATGGGACTGGCTGAAATCCGTTTGCGACTCGCACAGGATGTACGCGGCGTTCATGACCGTTTCCCGTACCTGGAGTGGCTACCCGTCCAGGATGAGAAGGGTCGCACTAAGTTCCTGCCGCACATTCTGTCTGTTGATGATATCCCGCCGGAAGATCGTCGTTACATCGCGATGCTGGAAGAATCAGACAACGGTTATTACGCCGTCACCCTGGTTGAGGACCTGCAGCCTAAAGACCGTAACAAAGCGTACGAAATGCTGATCCGCATGCAGGGCGGTTTTAACGACAACGTGAACCTGCATGCCAGCGTGCGAACCGTCACACCGGAAGATGTGGCTAATGCACATGACAGCAAAGAAGCGTGCGACCTGTATCAGCAGGCAATGAAAGGGTGACCATCGAAGCGTGCAGCGATGCACGTTTTTATTTATACTAACTATAAAATAATTGTTGACGGTGCGTACGACTGTGATATCATTACCTCAACGAAACGAAATTGAGGAATTGAAAAATGGAAATGACCATCATCAAACGTGCTAAAGACCTGACTAAAGGCGCTTTTAAATTAGGTTCAGTTGTTGATGTTGATACTGACGACATGGTTGTTTATCACAAAGGCTTAGAGTGGAAAGTTCGCAAAAATGAAGACGGTACTTACGCACTGTTAGACGGGAAGACTGTTTTTCAATAAGCGTGAGTTAAAGGTGCGTCACTTAAAATGAGGATCTATTGATGAATAAGACACTGAATGTTAAATCAATTCGCAACGGTGCTTTTAAGCAATCATTACCTGTTATTTTCGAAGGTCAAGTAAAAGACGGCGATGATTTCCGCTTTGTAATCGCATCTACCGAAAGTGCTTCTTTCAAAGCCGATATTCGTAAAAGCTCGGGTTTACTAATCGGTCGCGGTGATGATGACTTTTTCAATCCCGATCACGCCGCCGTGTCGCCTGTTTTCCCGGTCTTACCTTACGATGACAAGAAAATCATCGCACAGCAATTGCGCGAGCTGGCTGATTGGTTTGACTCTCAGGCGTGATATACTCCCCTGACAGAACAGGGGAAAAACATGATAGATAAATCAACTTATGATGCCCTGCGTGACGCGGGGCTTTCACATTTCGACGCCGTGTCATCAGCAGGTGGCGATCCGCGCGTATCGTATTTCTGGCCTCCTGACCACAAGTCAGAGGTTGAGCGCCGTCTGAGATTGCTGCAGCGTCTGCGCGCCGATCCGGTGTTAGCACGTGCAGCACACGTTCACTACAAACATAACCCGGTTGACTGGTGTCTTGACTGGGCGACAACGTACGATCCGCGTAACGCAACGCGCGGCCTGCCAACGCTTATGCCGTTCAGCATGTTTGAACGTCAGACAGATCTGATTAAATTCCTGCACAGCTGCGTACTCGATGAAGAGAACGGTCTTATCGAGAAAGCGCGTGATATGGGCGCGACGGTTGCCGCCTCAGCGTTCAGCGTCTGGCTGTGGCTGTACTGGCCTGGCGCTGCTGTCGGTTTTGGTTCGCGCAAGGAAGAACTCGTTGACCGCCTGGGTGACCCGAAAACGATATTTGATAAGCTGCGTTCCTGTATTAAAAATCTTCCGTCAGATCTGTTCTGGCCCAAAGGGTTCAACCCGGTTCAGCACATGACGTACATGAAAATTATCAACCCGGCTAACGGTGCAACGATCGCCGGCGAAGCGGGTGATAATATCGGGCGCGGTGGTCGTACGCTGATCTATTTCAAAGATGAGGCCGCACACTACGAACGCCCCGAACTGATTGAAGCGGCGCTGGGTGATAACACCAACGTTCAGATCGACATTTCATCAGTTAACGGTATGGGTAACGTTTTCCATCGCCGTCGCATGTCAGGATTTGAATGGAATCCTGGATGCACACCGCCGAAAGGTAAGACGCGTATATTTATCATGGACTGGAGCGACCACCCGGCTAAATCACAGGCCTGGTACGACGCACGTCGTCAGCGTGCTGAGGATGAAGGCCTGATGCACGTGTTCGCCCAGGAAGTCGATCGTGATTACAGTGCTGCTGTTGAGAATATACTGATCCCCGCTGCATGGGTGCAGTCCGCACGCGGTGCACATCTTAAACTCGGGTTATCACCATCGGGTAAACGCACTGCCGGGATGGACGTCGCTGATGGTGGCAGCGACGTGAACGCACTGTGTTTCATGCGCGGTGTGCTCGTAGAACACATGGAGACGCTTGCAGGCGACGGTGATGACGCGTATTACGATTTCCACACGAAAGCCGCACAGCGTGGCGCCCATGAATTCTGGTACGACGTGACTGGCATCGGGCGCGCTGCGAAAGTTGCTGCGAAGAACACAGATAACGCGATGCCGGTGTTTGCCTGGGTGCCGTCGGGTGCCGTCGTCAACCCGGCACAGTCCATTATGGGCGAAACGGAAGACGATGTGACGCGCACGAACCGCGACCATTACGCCACGCTCAAAGCACAGGCCTGGTTCTATCTGCGCAGACGGTTCAAGAAAACGTACGACTGGGTGAAAAACGGCATTGAGTGCGATCCGGACGATATTATCAGCCTGCCCGAAAAAGCAGTGTGGGTAGATAAGCTGGTCACCGAACTGGGTCAGGTAACGTACGGCTATCAGAACGGCGGCAAAGTCATCGTGAACAAAGCACCTGCCGGCACGAAGTCGCCGAACATGGCTGATGCCCTGGTGATTGCTGCTATGCAGCCTAAACCAAACGCTAAGGTCATTCGTCGTCGCACCACGCCGCACGCAGGTATCGTACAGTCAGGTGCCGGTAATTACGACGGTATGTAAAATAATTATTGACAGCGTGAACGGTGCGTCGTATCGTAGCGCTGTCAATAACTGAGGAATGAATTATGAAAGAACTGTTTGACGTTTTACTGACATTACGCTGTGTAGAGATCCATCTGACTTTAGAAAACTACAGCGTAACGTTCGTTCATGATGACGATGTTCACGTTACTCTCAGTCACCCTCACGCAAAAGGTCTGACTGATGCTGTTAAAAAATTCATTAAGGAATAAATTATGAATAACGATCAGCATCTACGGTTACAAATGAAAGACAGGTTGATTTCTGAACTTCAAGAGCATGCTGAAAAGATGATTTCAGGCATGGAATTATTAGAACATCAATGTGACGATCTGAAAAAGCAAGTGAAACGTCTTGAACACTTTAAGCAGGCCTATATGGAATGGAGCGATAAAACAGAATGGGTGCAGAATGACAGTCGGTTTCATGTACTTCTTCCGTGGGGTAAACATCGTGCAGATGTTCTCAAAGAATATATTGAACGTTTGGAAAAGAATTTATCAAACACGTTTTCAATTGAGGAATAAATCATGCTTAAGTGGTTAGCTAAATTCTTTGGATCAGCGGCTGATAAAATAACAAATTACGTCTGGCCTGACTCACGTGAAATTGACTACACGTCGCAACGCTGGGGTCACGAATTACATATTGGCACATCGTGGAGCGCACAGAAAAAGTTTAATCTTACAGGTCATTATTTTGGTAGAGGTTTGCTTCACGACAAAGGTATCAACGAAGGTGATGTTCTACTTATCGCTATGAACGGTGGTAAAATCGGCATGTTGCGGGTTTACAGCATCACCTGGTTCCGCGATCCGAACGATATGTTTTCAGCTACAGTAATGTTTGAAGGTGTGAAAGACTGAACTATTTTTCAGATTGACAGTGTAAAATAATTGAGTATAGTGTGTTTAAATTAAACGAGGAGATAGAGATATGACAGAGATTAAGCGTTATGACGCTGTGTTAGTTGATGGTGTTCCGGCTCATCGCCCGAGTGATTCTGGCCGATGGGTTATGCATGAAGACCACGCCGCAATCGTCGCCGAAAAGGATGTGCGTATCGCTGAGCTTGAATCTGCAAAAAGGTCAGTAACTGAAAACTATCTGCGGGTGACAGCAGAAAGGAACGAGGCGCTGTATAAAGTTATTGAGCTTCAGGAGCAGGTACGGGCGCTGGCTGCTGAGAATGCAACACTTAGCAACCTTCAACCCACTGAATTAATGGTGTCTTCAGCACATGCAGAGGCTGAACATTACGACAATTTAAACCTCGATGAAGACCTGATCGTTCTCATGTGGCAGGCGATGCACTCAGTAATCAAAACCCCAGCCACTGATGCCCGTATCCGCGCAGGAGAGCAGCCATGAACATACAACAGTTAAAAGAGCTGGCGAAATTAGCGGATTCAGAAGTTACCTGGATTCTCTTGCCAAAGGATCTGGCTAATGACGGGTGGTGCACCGAGGTTGTCAATTACATTTCTGTTGTTTCGCCGTCCACGATAACTGCATTGGTAGATCGGATTGAAGCAGCAGAGCGTGAGCGCGACGAGCTGAGGTTGGAAATCGCGCGTATCGGTGGAGCGAAATCTATAGAAGTTTTACGGCGCGATGCTGCGGCGGGTGAGCCTTATGGTTATGTGCACAAATCACTGTACGAGGCAGTAGGGTCTGCTGGGTTATCTAACGACCATGAAGCGTACCGTGATAGCCCAACCCACATAGCGCTATACACCGCCGCACAGCCTGCCGTGTTGCCGCATAAATTATCAATGGATACTGATCCAGAGCTTCAGGGAGATTTTCGTGTACACGAAGCCATCAGGCGCAAAGGATTTAACCAGGCATTAGACGCAGCCTTGGAGCTGGGAGCACAGCAGCAGAAGGTTGTTGAGTTGCCTGCGCTGTTTAACCTAAAAATGGCTGGGGATGTGAAGACTAAGCAATATTTCAAAGGAAGTAACGACACCATCAAGCAGATCGCCGGGTTACTCGACGCGGCCAGTGTGAAGTGGGAGGTGAAGAAGTGAAAACCATCACTGTAACAGTCACTGTTGATATCCCTGACGAAGCAACTGACAAGGATATTCAGGATTTCGTCGATGTTGAGTATGGGGAATGTAACAGCATGAGCATGAGTAACCCATGCCGAAAATCTGCTGATGTAGTGGACGCCACCTGGAGGCATGATGTTTAACGAACTTATCGAGCAGATCGGCGGGCGGGCGCGGCTTGAGAAAATTGCTTCATGGTCTGAGCAATCATGGTCTGAGCAATTTGGGCGGGGGTCAAATATTGTGCTTCCTGTATCAGAAGCTGAAGCAATGGCCCGCGCCCTGCTGGCGGTGCTGGATGCTAATCAGGTCCACCAGTTTATCAGTAATGACCCTCTATATGATGGCTATGTGGAGTGGATTGATTGCAATGAGGAGTACTTCAAAGGCGTTCGCAGTCATGAGGGGCGGACTTTATACACCGCCCCGCCATCGGCCACCGTGTCGGATGTAAACTTTGACCTATCGAAGCCAGGAACTGAGGCGACAGTTATCACGCACTACCAAGTGCCGGACGGGTGGAAGCTGGTACCGTTAAAAGCATTTCCGTCACAGTGGGCCGCAGGCCAGAAAGCTTTCGACTCTGCGGGGATTAACAAAATCGACCCGGTTTATCACGCCATGGTTGAAGCAGCGCCAGCGCCGGGAGGTACTATATAAAATATGAGTAGTACGGTAACATGACGTGATCATTCACTCAGGGGAAATATCATGTCTGTTACCGATTACCGTACCGTTTCAAGTTCCAATCCCGCCACCCTGGTTGCTGAGGTGAAAAAACTCATTGCTGCAGGGTGGCAACCTCTGTCCGGACACGTCGCCGGTTCATACAGCGGATCTTCAAAATTTTCGCAGGTCATGGTGAAAGGATCGGGTACATCGTATACCGATTACAATCTTCTTTATTCGTCAAGCGAAACTGTTCTCAATGACCAGGTTACGGCAGCGATCGCTACCGGGTGGGATGTATTACCGGGTGGTGTGGGCAGTGCGTCATCACACAGTCTTCTTTGTCAGCCTATGATTAAAGGTACAGGAGTTGTAGCCGGTTCAGGTCTGCAGCCATCAAATAACCTTTCTGACGTACCAAACAAAACTACAGCGTTAGTGAATCTGAACGCTATGAGTAAATCAGATGTGGACGGTGTTGCGAGTTTTGCAGATCTGCGCACCCGTCAGCCACGTTATGCCGGCGAACGTGTTATGCTTCGCGAATACAACGCTGGTGCGAGTCGTTTAACAGGTGGCGGCTGGTTTGTTGGTTATCTTACCGCCCAGGCTGATGACGGTGGTTACATTGCATCATCCGGCGCAGCGTGGCACTGGAAGCGACAGAAAGAACTTGCAGATCTGACTGTGAATGATTTCGGCGCGGTAAATGACGGTGTGACAGATGCTGGTCCGGCATTCAAGCGTATGTATGAATTCCTTTTCGGGTCTTTCGCGCGCGGATTGTCCGGATCGCTTTCTCCAACGTTATCCGTACAGTTTGAAGCTGGTACGTATTTTATTTCGCCACTTGATTTACGCGGCTACGGATCTCCTGTACCAAACAATGCCGCTGATGCTGCGCAAAACCCATCAGGTTTTTATGCGGCAGGTCACTTCCGTATGTCGGGTCCGCGCTGTCAGTTCGGTAAACAGATTTCCACGACGATCGTTTCCGATAAATCTGATACTCCGGTATTTCGCATCAATCACCGTTACTGGACGGTGCACGGCATTAACTGGAATGGACAGCAGACCGTACAACGTAACGTTTACAGTGCCGATACGAATCCTACCGGTACGAATATGCTGATCGGCGCTACGCAGGGTGTGTTTAACGATACGGCCAGCAATAAGCAGCCTTTCATGAAGAATGACTGTCCAACAGGTTGCTTTGCTAACGTAAGCTGTGTCAATGCTCAGGATACCGGGTCGTATACCTTTTATTATCTTGACAGCCTTGACAGCCATTTCGACCAGGTTTATTCACAACGTACAGCTGGTCCTTTCCTTCAGGTTGGCTGGTCGGATCCTAACAAAGTATTTTACGGGAAATGGGACCACTCGACGGCTATCAAACTGAGTAACTTCAATTTCCAGTTTGCTATGGCTCCGGCGTTCTGGATCCCGCGTCACGGTCAGGGAATCATTGATAACGGATGGATTGAACATGGAAACGTACCGTTCGATATTAACAATGGACAATGGAACATTAATATGCTGTCCATTGAAAGCTGTACTAAAAATGCGGTAGCCTGGAACCGCCGTCTGATCATCGATACACTGTCTGGTCCGACAGGTAACACTATCGATATGACTACGGGTCCGAGCGATCCAGCATGGCCAAGTTATCCGCTGAATCCGGACGGTAGTACTATCACAGCTTTCCAGTCTGCGTACGAACTGGGTAGTTCACGCCAGGAGGCTTATGCAACGGTGTTTGATAACCCGCTCAAGGCGCGCTGGTACACCGGCGTGATTCGCGGTACAAATAATACTGCCAGCCCTGTGTGGATGAACATCGGTTCGTTCTTTACGCCTGCCGTTGGTGGCAGCTGGGAAATTGAAATCATTTGCCGCAATGGATTTTCATCACTCGGTAGTGCACCGCTGGCTGTAAATGCCGACCGCACACCGGGTAAGACAATAATTAACGTCCAGCGCGGTCAGGCCACCTCACCGGCTATAAGCATGCATCATTTCGGTCACACCGGTGTACTTACAGCACAATACCAGGCTCAGGTTTACAATAATACCTTACCTGCGTTATGGGTTCAGCTTTCATCATACTGCGGTGAGTATGTTGTGAACGTCAAAGGTACAGGTATCACACGTCTTGAAGGAGGTGAGTGTTCACTATTTAACGTGAGCGGATTAACTCAGGCGTCATCACCGGGACTGCTCACGATTGAAGGACGTTTCTCACTGCATAACGGATCGGCAGGTATCGGTGCACAGGGTTCTGTTTTAGCTCTGCAGACAACGCGTGCAAGCGGTACCAGCGCACCGGTCACATCAGCGCCGATTCTGTACGCCAGGGTGAATATTAACGGTCAGGAAGTCGCTATGCCGATTTACGCCTACATTCCTCGTTTCACCACTAACACGCCGGCGACACTCACCGTTACTACCGGATCTGCGCTGAGCCTCTCAGCGGTAGTCGTGGATGGTGTCAGTCAGCAGTGGCAGAAATCTACGGATAGTGGTGTCACCTGGAATAATATTTCCGGCGCGACTAACACCACGTACAGTATCGCTGCGGCAGCAAGTGGTGACGCTGGTCAGTACAGATTGCTGGTGCGCGGTAACAACGGATCGGGCGGCGCGGGTGATACTGCTGGATACGGTTATTCGAATGTCACGACCGTCACAGTGAATTAATTTATAAAAACTGTTGCGTGGCCGCAAGGATGGGGCTATATTCAGATTTAGGCGTAACAACGGGCATGTCGCCTTAGTAAATCGTCATAGGTGCAAGGTTAAAAACTTGTCGGTAGCTCCACGAAACGGAGCACACGACAGGTAAGAGCATTGAGAACCGCCGAGACTGCCACGAAAGTAGTAAGTCCGTGCAAACGTCATGCAGTGCTCTTTCCGTTGTGGTGAATGCGCAGGCTGATGCGCTAAGCGTGATGGTGACCGGGTTCCTAGGCCGGGTGAACAAATCGTGAGTATGTAAGCTCAACTGGTAGAGCTTCCGTCAAAGTCGGAGTGATCTGGTTCAACTCCAGAGATACAAGCAGGAGATCAGCTCCTGCCACCACACATTATTCGGCCCTTTAGCTCAGCGGTTAGTTCATAATCGCCAGGGCACTGGTTCAAATCCAGTAAGGGTCACCAATTTAGTCGGGAAACCGACTTTTTATTAAACGTAGTGTAAAATAATTGACAGGAGTGTATATAAATGTTTAACATGACTCTTCAGGAACTGTATGAGTTTTTAAAAATAGAAGGTTGTGAACTTCGAATAGGATTCGACTATCCGCGAGTGAATGAACTAACTTTAACCTGGCTAAATAAAAATAATAATAAGCAGTTTTCACGCAGATTCAGCACGTTTGAACTCGAAATGATGCGTGTACCAGAAAGTATGCTTGTTTACGCAAGAAGTCAGGCTGAGGAGTGCTTAAAGTGATTAAACTGATCATATTTTTACGTAACGCTATTTTTATAACCTCGTTTGCATACTTTGTGTTGATTGCGTTTATTGGAGTTATGTCTTTTGTGTCATGGGATATAAACTTGATAATTGATATGTTCCAATCACTTACATGGTATGGTTTCAGGGTAACTTTTCTTTTTTCAGCATTGATAAGTGTGGTAGTTACATATGTCAAGTATGAGGGGTGGTAATGAAACGTATCCTGATTTTCATGCTGCTATTCATATCGTCGCCAGTTTTTGCCGATGGCAACGTTATGGACATATGGGTGACGAAGTATGCGCTGACACGCGGCGTAGAGCAGCACAAAGCGAAAGTATTCAGTAATGGTAAGCTGGCCGTGGTGGACAACACTTACTACCGTAACAGCGAATTCTGGTACACCGCAGAAGATGCGCGTAACCAGGCGATCAAAATGAAACAGCAGCGAATCGACACACTGATCCGCGAACTGAAACGTCTACAGAGTAAGGAATTCAAATAATGCGTATTCGTCGTGAAAGTCTTGAAAAAACCACAGGTATGTCACCGGTCGATGTTCAGACTTACCTTAGCCGTGCCGCACGCATGGCGATCGGTGAGGGTAAAAAAGTTGTACGCATCAGCCGCGTCTCTACAGATACGAAACTGCGTACCCGGCGCACCATTGATGAACTGGTGATATCATGATTAAGAAACGTCCCATTAAAGCTACCGATCTCCACGATGGTTTGCTGATTGATTTTGATGGTGCGGAACCAGCTATCATCCGTGATGTTCTTATCGGTAAAAACATGGTTGAATTCACGGCGAATGGTACAAAATTCGCTGTTGAACATGATGAACAGCTGGTGCAGGTTACCAGACTCACACTGGTGTGCGGTCAATGACCTGGGAAATCAAACATAAATCCGGTACGGTATTGTTCCGTACCGATAACATTGAAACAGCGCGCGACAGAGAGCGTGCGGGGTGGTGGGTAGTGAATGTAAAATATCAAGAATTGACATCAAAAGCACTGGAGTGCGAGCAGAGTAAACTGTTTAAACAGGCTGCTAAAGCGTGGAGCAGTGCAGCAGGTGTTGCGCGAAATCCACTTAACGTAAACTGGTGTGAGGCACGCGCCGAAGCATGTAAAAAGAAATGTCGGTAATGCGTACCGACTTCCCGTACGATCTATATCTGCGACCTGTTGCTGTTCAGGTCGCTGCAAAACTGACGGTTTGTCCGCCGGTGATCGGAGAGAACATCTACATTTACTTTGAACACGGCAGCATGGAATACTGGGTGATGCATGCCACGGAGGAACTGATTGCAGCTATTTCAGTAAACCTGTCATTACCGTACTGGGTAGCAATGCGTGAAACAGAATTCTGGTACAACCAGTTATCGTATGCTCAGGCTTACAGTATGAACATTGATTATAAAATAGTCAGATCGTGGTACCCGAAAGGCAATGAATTGACAAACGAGGTATTACACTCATGAAAGTAAAGGATACCAGACTCGGAATCGAAAGGCTTGTCGATGGATCATTTTCACCGTTCGAATATCGAAAATGGTTGAATGCTGCCGAAAAAGCAATAGAAAATATTGAAAATCTTGATTTCAGGCATGACAACTTTAGATGGATAAAAATAGAAAATGGGGAGCCTGTTTTTGCTAACGGGATTTTACCGGCTATAACCTTGAAGGATATTCATTTTCTTATAACTCGCGCACACGTATTTACTCAAATGCGCAGGATGATAGACCGATCTGTACACTAACCCTATCGCTCTGTTACACTACGGGGAATATCAATGTGTAACGGAGCGCCCATCTGATGGCTTCACAGAAACAGCCCGCAGGAGCATACAGCTACGGGCGTACCGCAAACAATGGCCTGATTCAGGTTGATGATGATTTCCTTCCAGCCTTACGCGGTGAATTGCGTAAACTCACGTTCCAGCAAATGTCACGTAATGATGAAACGCTGGGCGCACTGCGCACGCTGATCACTGCTGTGATGTTAACCGTACCGTGGGAAATGGATGCAGCAGAAGCTGACACGTCAAAAGAGTACGCCGATCTCGCTAAAAATATCGTAATCGAAAACATGGGTGACCCGGAAGATCCGTACCCTGGTGTATCTTTTAATGACTTCCTGCAAAATATTTACAGTACGTTTGAGTGGGGTTACAGCGTTTTTGATGTCGTGACATATACTCGTCCCGATGGTCGTATCGGCATCAAAGAAATGATGATTATTGGACAGAACAGCGTTGAAGAATGGATGACCGATGATTTTGGTCGCGCCATTGCTGTTCGTCAGTTTGTACCGGTTGTGGGTATCAGTAAAATCATCACGCGTGATCGTTATGTCCACTTCATCAATCAGCCAAACTGCGGATCGCCGGAAGGTGAATCTATGTATCGATCCGCTTACAAGCCGTGGTTTTATAAAAAACGACTGCAGGAAATTGAGGCGGTACAGGCGGAGCGCGGAACAGGTTTACCAGTAGTCACCGTAGATGCACAGTTGAGTATTGACGCTGAGTCAGACGATCCGTTGATCAGCGGGCCGGCACGTGCTCTGATCGGCAGCTATCGCAAACTGGTCAGCGATATACGTTACAATAAAGAATCAGGTGTGGTTCTGTTCAGCAGTCCGTTCGAATCGACAGATGCGAATACCGGTCAGACCTCTTACAGCAACATCCGTACGGCTGAATTCCGTTTCGAAACACCTTCGCAGAGTAATGCCGTAAATCTTGATGCGGTCATTCGTCGCTATGATATCGCAATGGCGCGTACCATACTGGCTGATTTCATGTTCCTGGGTACGAGCGGAAGCGGTGGTAACCGTTCACTGTCAGACAATAGCACATCAATGTTCCTGAAAGGTATTCAGGGGCGCCTGGAAAGCGTGGCATCAACGATTAACCGCCAGCTTATCCCGATGATCTGGAAACTAAACGGGTTACCTGATGAAATGCGACCTACTATCCGTGTCGGTACCGTGATGAAAGAGTCACTGACCACGCTGGGGACGTTCATTAGGGATCTGGCTGGTGCAGGTGCATTGACACCGGATGACGCGTTAGAAGGGTTCCTGCGCAGCGAGGGTGGGTTACCTGAAAAGTCTGACGAGTTGACCAGAGGTGCATTACCTTCACTCGATGATAACACCCCGTAAGGGGTGTTTTTATTTACTCCTCATCTGCCAGGCGACTTACTGACAAGACACATACCTTTTGAAAACCATTATCTATTAATACTTTACTTTCCATTGATTCCAGATCTTTCATTGACGGAGGTTTACCATCATCTCTGTAATTTACAAATCTCCCGAACCCGCTGTAATTATTTTTACTAAAACTATAACCGATCAACCATGCCTGTTTCATTTCTTACCCCGTACAATTCGACACATATCATTGTAAATAACAGGATGTTTACGACAACCGGCAATGTTGCAATTGTGACAGTTACGTAAAAATGAGTCGTTGACACTTTCATTAACCCAGTGCTTCAACACCCATCGCCGCCAGGTAAACCATTTGAATAACAAAATCATTCAGTCATCCCCCACAGTGGTTCAAGTTTTTCACCGAACAATTCAGCGGCACGATGACCCGGTGATCCGTGCAATACTGAGGACACTCGACCACGCCGATCGGTACGTACATAAGCACGCGGCGTTTTCATTGACTTTTCAATTTTCAGCAGACGTTCTGCCATTGTGTTAAAACTCTCACCGTAATTCATACACATGCCCTCATAATAACCAGTTGATTAATCAGATCGTCCAGGTGGTCACGCAGCGCCTGTTCGCAGTCTTTACGCGATTCATCTTTGTAAGTCTGCAATTTGGTAAACACCAGATAATCGCGCTCGTAAGTCGTCTTACCGTTCGATCCGTTCTTTTCGCGTATCTCTAACATTGGGATAGTTGTCATACTGTACTCTATAAAATAATTATTGACAATGTAAATCTACACCGCTAAATTGTTACTGTCAACGTAAACAACTAAGGACCGGAAATGAAACTGATAGATCTGTTAAAAATTGAGTTACCAAAGCGGGGCGGATGGCCTAAAGGTATGATTAAGTGCTGTCAAAGTATTTCTGATAGCGAGTTATATTTTTATGACGATGATGATTCGGACGAGATACGTTTTAAATTTTACCCTTCGTGTAAAACAACAACAGAAGAAAGAGTGAACGGTTATTTTTATGTCACCCGTGAAGAATATGAACAGGCTATGAGTCAGCCACCTGGGTTTCATCTACCGACACACACTATTGATGGGGAAAAATTTCAAGGAAATATATATTTTCGTGTATCTGAAAATGTTAAACACTCCGCTCATTCTTTCCTGGAGAAAGGTGTACAGCACATGAAAGATCGTGCCGCGCAACGTGATATTGAAGGCGGTGAGCGGAGTATGAAAGCGTGTGTTGATGCATTCAATGCGATGTTCGGTCACAGTCTGACTGAAACCGAAGGATGGCAGTTCATGGTGCTGCTTAAGATGGCGCGTAGCCGTAATAAATTTAACCCTGATGACTATGAAGACGCAGCAGCGTATAGTGGTCTGGCAGGTGAGGCACGCAGTAATGAAAAGAAATGATCTGATCGTTCTCGCTGAAGACATGCGTAAAGAAGCACAAGGTTATCGGGGTCAGAATAACCATCAGCGTGCCGGCGGACTGGAGCGGGCAGCAACGATGCTTGAGTCGCTACTCGCCCGTGAAATTCGCTACGTAGGCGGTGAGCAGGCCATCGAAGGTGATACAGTAATGTGTGGTGGCGAACAGTTTCGGGTCGATCGTATTGATTACCAGCACGGTGTGTTAAAATCATACATTGACCCGACAGGCTACGCAGCATCAAGCTGTGTTTTAATTTCGCGGGGGTGAATATGATCCGTGACGGCACTTACGATAATCGTTCTGCACAAATGCGTGAATACTGGATTGACGGTAACTGTTATGACTGTCACCCTGCTGTAATTATTAATGCTGCATGTGTAGAACAGCCTCATGCCGTAAAACCTTTCGGTTATTACCCCGAGGTGGTCTGGCAACCATCAGCATGGTTGTTACCAGATACTGAAAGCCGGGTGATAAAATCGATAGTAACTATTGATGCATTCATTCACAGGATGATTAAAAGTGCCGGATCCGTATCCTAAACTCGCAAATAAAACTGAAGCGGCTATATATGCCGCTTTAATCGATGTGTGGAAAGCTGTCCGCACGTCTTATTCCCTCAAAGAAATCGAGCAGATCTATCTTACATCCGGCGTACCTGGTGTGATGGCGATGCTTGACAATCTTGATCCGCTGATCGCTAACCGACTGTCGCCGGTTCTGCAGTCGTCAATGATCGAGTCGGGACGTATAGTCATTGAGATACTTCCGGCACTGGCTATAACCACGCCAGCCTGGTTGCCCGCCCTCAGCATCAGCGCATCTAATGCTGCTATGAGATATGAACTCGATCTGATACGCCAGATCAGCGACACGACAAAAGCCGCTGTGAGACAGTCCGTAGTGGAAGCTGTTGCAACAGGTAAACCGCCTGCAGCGATCGCCAGGCAGTTCCGTAGCACACTGGGTATCACCGACGGTCAGCAGGTGTGGGTGAGTAATTATCGTAAAGCGCTTGAAAATGGCGATAAGAAAGCACTTACGTATGAACTGCGTGATAAACGCTTTGATGCATCAGTGCGCGCCGGCACACTATCACAGGATAAGATTGATACGTTGGTGCAACGTTACGAGGAAAAGCTCGTCATATACCGATCTAAAGTTATTGCGCGCACAGAGTCATTACGCGCGGTTGAAATAGGTCAGTATGAAAGTGTACGGCAGGGGATGGATAACGGTAATATCGACCCAAATCTTGAAAAAGGATGGGTGACTACTAAAGATGGGCGTGAACGCGACTGGCATTACGACCTGTCAAACAAATGGGTAAATTTCAATGACTATTTTATCAATAGTCACGGTCAACTACTTTACCCACGCGATCCCAATGGTGCGTCCAGTAATACCGTTCAGTGCCGGTGCAGACTTCGTTACAGATTATCTACAAGCTGACGGACCGTCGATTTAGGTAAATACATCACCTGAGCAATCTGATTAAACGACAGTCCGATATCTCTCAGACGTCGGGCTTCTTTCATATGGGCTGTGGTAAGTTTGTTGTATGGCTTTCGGTGATATGCAAGGTTAAGCCCGAGCACGTGAGCACGCATATTAACTGAAGCGTTAGTTTTACGGCAGGCAGCTGCGATCTGCGATACAGGGTGGTGACCTGCCATGTCGCGTAAGGTTGCATCCTGGCGTTCTGTCCAGCGTGATACACCTGCTGAGAAACGCACGCCCAGGGATCGGGCGCGGTTCTTCACACTGTTCAGATTCATACCTAACGCTTTAGCAACCTGACCACTCGTCATAGTGCTGACATTGCTGATAATGAACTGATCCTGCTCGTTAGTGAATTTACGGTTTGTCATTTTCTTTTATCGCCGCATTTAACGCCTATACCCATTGTCATGATAGATTCGGCGCATTGCACTAACGCGTCATTGAATCCATCATCCTGTGCGCGCGCTTCTGGATAGCTATTGTGCTTGAATGGCTTTTGTGCTGGTAGTTCAATCTCAATAGCTGCGCGTGATGCCTGCCATATTTCCCACGCATCGCAAAACTCTGAGTGGTGTTTATCTCCACTTAAATACTTTTCTCCATACCTCTCGACGTACCACTCTTCAAACTGCGCTCGACTATCCATTTCTTTTCCTCTATGTGTTTTCAGTAAAGATAACATAACACAGAATTATTTTAATGTGTATTCGATTTAGTTATAACGAATAGATATTTTTGAAGTCACGGCTTAAGTACGATTTGTAATCTATCGTAACAAAACGTAACCTATCTATTTTAGTCATGCTTATCGGATTAGCTACCAGAAAATCACTAAAATTTAAGACCGCACTAAAAATGTCCGGTCGTTCGGGAAGTCTTGGGAGAGTAAGGTTGAATGCTATTTTTCCAAAACCCCGAACACGCCAAACTCCTTTTATAGTGATCTGATCCAATTACATCACTACCTCCTTATCACTCTGTATTATGAATTTATTAAAAGTAAGGGGAGTAAGGGGGAAAGTCAGTAATGGCGCTAGGTCCCTTAACTGGTCGTACCACAAAACCTGTCAGGTATAAGGGGTTTCTAATATTACTATTAGTAAAACTAATACTGTTGCACTTGACAAAATGCAGTGATATTATTCTTCGCAGGAGGAAAACACATGTCTGATAACGTTATCAAAGTTGACACCGGTCGCCGTCTTGTTTTCGGATGGGCGCAGGTTTGCACTAAAAACGGTGAAGATTACTATGACACCGACGCACAGCATATCCCCGAAAATGTAACGCTCGACGCCTGGTCTGATTTCATGCGCAACGGTCGTGTGAATAAAGCGATGCATGCCGGCGATCAGGTCGGTGATGTTGCTTTCGCGTTTCCTGCCTACCCTGAAATTTTTAAATCTCTCGGTCTGAGCATCGGCGATCAGTCAGGTATTATCGTCGGCGTGTATGTTAACGATGATGATGTTCTGAATAAGTACCACACTGGCGTTTACAAAGGTTTCAGTGTGGGCGGATCAGCTAACTGGGAGGATGTCGAATAATGCGATTCGACGGTAAGTCAAACAAACAGCGTGCACGTGCGTTTAAACTCACTGAACTTTCAGGCGTTACCACACCGGCACACACCGGTGCTGACGTGACAATTTTCAAAGCTGCCGGTGAAGTTTATGCGTATAAGCCAAAAGACGGTGAGCCGAAATTACGCATTGACGATGCAACGCATGTCGGTGCAGCAATCGCGGCACTCGGCCCGAAGGGTTTTCGCGGCAACAAAGTTCAGATCCCTGAAGCCGATCTACCGGGCGTTATTGCACGTGTGCGTGCAGCCTGGCGTAAATTCCATCCTGACATGACTGATGAAGATATGCCTGCTGCGATCCGCAAATTCGGCGATATGTTTAAATCAGCTTTCACTGAAGCTGTAGCAGAAGAACAGGCAAAAAGACAGGTTGATTTGCAAACACGTGCAGTGTGGGATACAATCTGGCTGAATGAGTGTGCATTACGTGAAGCAATTGAAATGGCGGCTGAAAACGGGGAACCGATTAAACCAATTATTTCAGATTTCGTAATGAACCTCGCGCGAAGTCTTTTAACCAACGAGGATCCTGCAATGTCCGCAGAACTGCAAAAACAGTTAGACGAGGCGAAGGCGCAGAACGCCGTACTTACCGCAGAGGCGGGCATGAACGACGCGCAGAAAGCCTATTACAGTACGCTGGATGAAACCGCTAAGGCTTCTTTCCGTACATTTGACCCTTCAACACGTGACGCGATGGTCAGTACCGCTAAAGCAGGTGATGAATCACTTGATGTTAACGGCGCTACCATTATGAAATCTGCTGTAGGTGATGCTACTTTCCAGATCCTGAAATCACAGCAGGCCGAAATCGCTGTTCAGAAAGAAGCTTCAACTGTCGCTAAATTTACTGAAATGGCTAAATCTGCCGATTTCGTCACTCTGCCTGGTGAGCTTACTGTTAAAGCTGCCGCGCTGCGCGCTATCGACGCAATGCCTGATGTGGCTAAAGCCGCTGTGACAGCAATGCTGAAAGCGGGCAATGAAGCTATGAAAGCTCGCCATGCTCCAGCAGGTCACCATGTTTCGCTGGATGAAGGTATGACCGCCCAGGATAAACTGGACAGCATGGCTAAAGCTTACGCTGAAAAAAATCAGACTACCTTTGAACAGGCTTCCGTAAAAGTAATGGAAACCCGTGAAGGTGCTGAACTGTACAAACTGATCTCTGAGGGTAAATAATCATGGCACATACTTATGCTGCGCAGGATATCTCACATCTGACCGGTGCCGCCGTTGCCTTCGGACAGATCGTAAAGTTTAGCGGCGTCGACGCTCAAAACGCCGGGCTGGCTGTTCCATGCTCTACCGCCGGCGAGCAGGCTGTAGGTGTAGCGGCTTCCGCTGCCACGGCTTCAGGTGAAACGCTGATGATTACCGTTGGCGGTGTATGTAAAGCGCTTTTCGGCGCAACCGTTGCACCAGGTGTTCGTTTTACCACTAACGCGTCAGGTCGTGTGATTGCAGCTGCTGCAGGTCAGGCTGTACTGGGTACTGTTGTACTGGGTGCCGGTAACGGTGAGATCGGTTCTGTTCTGTTCGATAAAGATGGCACCGTGCCTTCTGCCTAATAAGGGGATAATTAAATGAGTTCTGCTAACCAGCCCGGTATTCAGTCAGTACACGTCAACCGCCCGCTAACTAACATCTCTGTCGCTATGTGGCAGGATCCGTCTGTTTTCGCGTTCAACCGTGTATTCCCGAACATTCCTGTTCAAAACAAGTCAGACACCTATTTCAAATTCCGCCTGGCTGATTCACTGCGCGATGATATGCGTCCGCGTGCACCGGGTGCTGAATCAGCAGGGTCTGGCTACAACTACGACCAGGACAACTACAGCATTAATGTGTATGCTCTGCATCACGACATCGCGGATCAGATCCGTGCTAACGCTGATTCCCCACTACAGCTGGACCAGGATACAACACGCTGGCTCACCCAGCAGGCGATGATCCGTCAGGAACGTCTGTTCGCGACCCGTTATCTGACTTCCGGTACATGGGGTCTGGATATCACCGGTGTAGCCGCCACACCAACCGGTAATCAGGTTCTGAAATGGACTGATGACGCTTCTGACCCTGTGGCTGATGTCAAGAAATATATGACTCAGGTGCAACTGCTGTCAGGTGTTCGTCCTAACGTTCTGGTTCTTTCTCAGGATGTGCGTGACGCACTGGATACCAATCCGGCGATTATTGACCGCATCAAGTACTCAGGCGGTATTAGCAACAATACACCTGTTGTCGTTAATGATAGCGCGCTGGCTGCAGTATTCGGTGTTGAAGAGGTGATTGTGTCCGGCGCTATCGCCGCAACCAGCGCTGAAGGTGCAACTACACTGGTAAATCAGTTTATCAGCACTGGTACAGCACTGCTGGCATATCGCACCCGTACACCTGGCACCCAGGTTCCGACTGCAGGTTACCGCTTCTCATGGCGCGGTTACACCGGCAACAACGAAGGTATGCTGATCAAGAAATTCCGCATGGAACATCTGGAAGCAGACCGAGTTGAAGCAACCCTGGCGACTGATATGAAAGTATCATACGCTGCTGCAGGTGCGCTGTTCACCGCCCTGGTATGAATTGATTAGCCCGCTTCGGCGGGCTTTTTATTACCAGAAAATTGAGATGACGACCAGCCAGAAAAGTGCACATCCTGCCAGCATTACTAACCACGTCTTACGCTTCATTGGACACCTCGAATTTACCGTGTAAACCATCCAAAACATTTTGAAAAATCACGTCACCTTCATCATCAATTATTTCAAATGAGTGTTTACTGTTAATGCCACCGAACATATTTTTATCTCCTTGTCCGGAATAAACTCCATAACGTTTACCAACTGTTAAATAATCTGTACCTTCAGTTTCAATACATTTAACAAATTGACCTTTCTTCATTTCGTAACCCTCACTGTTTAAACTGCATTCAGTCTATCATACCTGTGTACACCGTCAATAATTATTTTAACCTATCAGATAAACCGCACAGGTTGTATACTATCTGACGGAGGTAACACGATGGAAAACTTTAACCGTTTCAAACCTGTATTTGCCCGTTTCCCGTTCATGTTCAATGGTGAAAAGTACGAACCAGGCGATCTGTTCGAAGCTCAACCGCACATCGTTCAACGCATGTGGTTTGCGCGTAAACTGACACATATCGGCGAAGTGACAACTGACGAAGTGACAACTGACGAAGTGACAACTGACGAAGTGACAACTGACGAAGTGACAACTGACGAAGTGAGTGCTGTTAGCCTCGAACACACAGGTGCAGGCTGGTATAACGTACTCATGCACGGTGCGGTAATAAATCCTGAAAAAATCAAAGGTAAACAGAGAGCTGTTGATTGGGCTGTTGAAACACTCGGCGTTACTGCTGAAGATATCGAGGCATAATTATGGCTGACCAGTCAAAGATCGACCTGGTGAAACTGTTCTTCAACGGCAACAACACCATTCAGTCACAGTGGACAGATGAACAGATCGGTACTTTGCTGGATGCCGGTATGTCACCTATTGATTGTGCAATTTTTATGGTTGACAGCACGATGTCGCTGTACACCACCAAACCTAACATTAAAGTCGGTCAGATTTCACTGGACTGGAATGCAGTGATTAACGGTTTGAACAAACTTAAACTGGATCTGGTTTATCGTAAAAATCAGGGCGCCGGTGACCCAGGCGGATCGGGTGGAAGTGTAAATCGCCGCATCGGCGGTGCAATTTTCACTGGCGGTTGCATTCCGCGTAAGTTTGAAGATGGTCAGCTGGATAACCCGCCTTTTTCGGACTATCCGTAATGGGAAATATTTCATACGCAGTAGATGTACTTGAAGGTGTTCAGACAGCGATCGCTGAGATTGGGGAGCAGGCTACAATCAGCCGTAGTACGCAAATGCGCGATCCTGCAAACCCTACAAAGCAGATTACCGTTACCGAAGAGTGGACAGTTATCGGCGCGCTAATGGGTCCGGTTAGTCGTTTTGATAACGCGACACAGACTGTACGCCAGGTAACTCAGTGGTATACAGATCTGCTGTCTGTACAGAACTCTGTAGGTGCATATCTGAACACCATCATATCGGGCATACCTGCGATCACCTGGGTAAGTAAAGAAGGTGATACAGTTACCTTGAGCGACGGTACAGAATTCGTGTTGCTGCAGAACGAACAACCACGGATCAGCGGTATTCAGTGCGCTGCATTTCATGAGGTGGCGGGCTAATGGGTATTCGTGACGATATTAAACGTGTAAAACTTGATGTTCGTGAGTCAACCACTAAAGAAATCGTCGCACTTGCTCTTGAAATTCACGGTGAACTGGTGGATAACCCGCCCGAAGGTACACCAATTGACACCGGTTGGGCCTCAGCTAACTGGTGGCCTGCGGTTGGGTCGCCAGCAACAGGTAATACTGGTCAGGCTGTAGAGGGTTCCGTGTCCGGTCGTGAATCACAGCGTGCAGCCGGTGTGACTCAGGTACTGAGTTATCAGCTTGGGCAGGGTTCAATTTATATTACGAACAATGTACCTTACATTGATCGGTTAAATAACGGCTGGTCCCAGCAGTCACCTGCAGGTTTTGTTGATAAAGCGGTACAGGTTGCCGTAACTAATTTCAGGGCGAGACGATGACAATTAATGATATTCGCGCGCTTATCACCATGCGTCTGATTAACCTTGGTCTGTTAGTTGACGGAATGGAAATCGACGGTGAACAGTATGACCCTGGTGCTAATGATACCTGGGTGCGTATCAACGTTCAGTTCAATACCGCAGCGATTACAACACTGGGCGGTGAAGGTGTGCCACGTCGGCGCGATCGCATAGGTACAGCTTACATCAACGTGTTTACGCCGCTTAAAGGTCAAAGCGTTTACGATAATGATGAACTGTGCGAACAGATTTTGCAGGGCTTCGAAGGGGTATGGCAGGATCCGTGTATCCGGTACGGTCAGCCAACCGGGGTACGTGTTGAAAGCAGTGGACGCGATGATAACTGGTGGTTACAGACAGTTGTGGTACCTTTCACCGCAGAGACAGTAAGATAGCCCGCTTCTGCGGGCTTTTTATTTATTTCCCCGTTGACCCGAAACCGCCCGTACCGCGCTCAGTTTCAGTGAGTGTTTCGACGATGTTCAGCGTGACACGCGTTACCGGCAGTATCATTGCCTGGGCGACACGATCGCCTTTCTGCAGGTTGTCCAGAATTTCCTGACCGGCAGTGGAATCAGCTCGCAGTTTTACGCGCACTTCGCCGCGATAATCACTGTCGATCACACCAACAGCATTACTCAGGCTGATATCATATTTGAAACCGTGACCTGAACGACTGAATACCAGCATTACATGGTTGTCAGGAATTTCAAACGACAGTCCGGTACCACAGTCGGCGTTACCATAATCGTCATAACGGATCTGGCCGTCAGTGGCGATATCAAAACACGCTGCACCGGCTGATGCATAGAAAGGTACGGTTGCATTTTCGTTTAATAGTTTGATGTTCATTAACGGATCTCAAAAGTGAAAGCCCGCCGAAGCGGGCAGTTTTATTAACGATGGATACGTGACTGGAAAAAGGTATCAAGTTTCAGATAACCGTTTGCCAGCATATCCTGTTTACCTGGGCGGGACATACGCTTAACTGATGCTTTGGTAACTTTGTTGCTGCGTGCTTCAGAAGATGCTGCGCGACGTTCTTTACGTGAAGGACCGAATACAGTTTTGATGAATTTCATTTTATTTACCTTTATCATGCCGGACACCATGTCCTGCTCTGAAAATGAATATACGTCAGTTAAAATACATCGTCAACAATTATTTTAACCTATCGTGAAATTAGTCTAAGTGGTACAATTTTACAGCAACCAACTCATGAGGAATTACCATGGCTTTAGATCCTTGCGCTGGCGGCGCTGCTGATGGTTCAGGCACTTCGATCAGTGTCTGTCGCGTCAACGAGCCTGTAAGCAATACACCGTGGACGTATCTTTTACCGAACGAAGTAGGCACCTGGGGTGCATCCCTTGATACCACTTCGAGTCAGCCGCTAAGTCTCGATCGCATGGCGCGAAAAGGTACAATCACTTCACTTTCAGCTGAAGCGCAGATCACCTGCGATCAGAATATTGATATGCTGGCGTATTTCTGCGATGCGCTGCTGTTCTCAGTCTGGAAAGGTAATAACCCTAACGCCACAACTTCAACTGCGGTTACAACCAGCGGTTACAGTGTTGCATCTGGTGGTGCGTCATTCGTCCAGGGTGATAAAGTTTTCGCTGCAGGCTTTGACGTTGCTGCCAATAACGGTCTTAAGACCGTAGGATCAGGCTCAACGTCAACTAACATCGCTGTGACGGGACTGACAGCTGAAGCATCAGGTGGACGACTGTATAAAGCAGGTCGTACAGCCACCGCCGGTGACGTTGATATGGATGCATCAGGAAACCTGACTTCTACCGCCCTGGACTTCACTACCCTGGGTCTGGTTGATGGTATGCACATCGCGTTTAGCGGCATGAGCAGCACAGCAGATGGTACAGCACGTATTCGTGGGATTTCTGCTAACCTGCTGACTCTTGATCGTCATAGTGGAGTAGTAGCTGCAACCTCTCCTACCGGTTCCGTAACACTGTATATCGGCTCGTTTGTACGTAACGTACCAATGGGTGACGCAGATTATCAGTGCGTACCTATGACGCTTGAAGCACGTTACAATACCGATCCTGCAACGTTCGAATACGGTACTGGCATGCTGCTGAATCAGATCGCATTCGGTAACAGCCTGGAAGATAAAACCACCATGGAATTGTCGTTCACCGGTCAGGACATGGAACCAATGACCGAGACGCGTAAGCCGGGGCAGTGGTTCGATCAGACACGTACCGAGATTTTCAATACTTCAGCTGACTTTGCTGATCTGCGTCTGCTCATCACCGGTGACACATCAGGTGAAACGTCTTATTTCAAAGACACCACCCTGACTGTGAATAACAACCTGACCGGCGAAACTGTACTCGGTAAACTGGGTCCACAGTTCATCAACCTGGGTAACTTCGAAGTGACACTCGAAACTGAGGTGGTACTGACTGACGCACGTGTTGCTGCTGCGATCCGTAACAACACTACCTGCGGTCTTCAGTATGTTCAGCAGAACAATGAAGGTGCAATCCTGGTTGATATCCCATCGATGACGCTGGGTGACGGTGCACGTAACATTGCTGCCGGCGAGAAAGTAAAAATCTCAACCACCGGTACGGCATTCAAAGACACCGAACTGGGTTATGCTGTCGGTTTCACGCTGTTCCCTTACCTTCCATAAAAGTAAAAACCCGCACGGATGCGGGTTAGATTTATTTCTGTTTTCTTTTTTCAGCGTAATATTTATTTTTACCTTTCTTCAGCGCTTCCGTTCTGCTTTTAGCGATTACCCGACATGTCCAACCATCCATATAATCGGCTTCAGTTCCACCGCTGTCCCAGCTACCGGATAAATATCGACCTACTACCCACTCTTTTTCCATCTTTTCAATCCTCATTTGTTTACGTTCACGTCAATCATTTTAACGCCGGGGATTTTACCAGCTTCGATGGCTTCAATGGTTTTCTCTGCTACAGGTCGGGTGAACACACCGAGAGAAAGAAGCGACGTGATTGCCGATTCGCGCTTGCGATCCGTTTCGGTGCGGAAAGTAAATTCCGACCCTAGGAGATGAACAGCCGCACCGTCAGCAAAACCAAACGCTATCCCGTTTGATACACCAACACATTCAAAAAGAAACCATTCAGCAGAAGATGCATAATTGTATTTCGCTTTACATTTTACCCCAACAGGCGGCAATCCCTCACCATTCCAAGCTGGCTGTTGTACTGCAATGGCGGCTTCGTATTGTTCTCGGGTGACGATCGCCGTAGCATAGTCTTCAGGTTCATCACATTTAAAATTTACCCCCGGTATCCAGAACGCTTTTTCCTCAGCGCCGTCACAAGTGTGTATTGAAAGAATGTCACCTTTGAAACCGGGCGTGCCGTTTTCAGTGAAGTATACTCCACCCCTATTTATGTTGTAACCTGCGTGAGATGCACGCTCCGGCCACTCACCTCGATCTGGCAGCTCTTTAACCAGCAATTCTAAAAGTGTCATTTCTCAATCCTCAGTTGTTTACGTTAACGTGAATTATTTTAACCGTTGCTATCATGTAAGTCAATACTGTAAAATAAATATTATTCACATGTACGGAGCAACATTTTAATGAAAATTCCTTCATCCTTACTTTCCAGCTTTGACCGCAATGAAACGGCACAGATTGAACTGTCCCATGGCTTCACAGTAACCCTGTGTGAAAACAACGTGACTAACCCTATGTGGGGTAAGCGTGCGCGTGAGTTCATTCAGGCTAACCCTGACCACCCGGCTGCAGGCGATAAGTTTAGCGAGTTCATTCGCGATCTGCGTCAGAACATTACTCAAGCTGAAAGTACGGATTTTATCGCTGATGTGCTGATTGTTGACTGGCAGTCCGATGAGTTGAAATACACTGCTAAAAACGCACGCGAACTGCTGCGTAAACTGCCGCGAATGGCCGATAACATTCTGTTACATTCATCTATTGAATCAAATTACCGTAACGCTGAGGTTGAGCAGGCAGTGGGGGAATAACAGCACTGCTACTGTGGACAGGCGAGAAACAAAATGATACCGATAATGACTGGATCAGAAAACTCGCATCACGGCGTAAAGTAGCAGTGCCTGAAGTTGCGGCTGAAAAAGCCGGCGAAGCGCCAGATATCCGACCTCAGTTCATGCCGTGGTTCAACGCGTATATGGAACTCGCCACATGCCGCACAGAGCGCCGAATGATACCTTGGACAGATATAGCTAAATATGCTGAGGTTTACGGCTTACCGCTTGAAACACTTCGTCGTATAGTAAGGCGTGTTGATGCCGCAGTGCAGGCTGATAACGATAAGAATAACCGTAAACTGATCAAGCCCCATTAAGGGGCTTTTTTCATCAGTCTTACTTGCAGATTGTAACCTGCCGTCATCGCATCATCAGTAAGCGAAATGACTTTTTTGTTATTACCTGTCGCGTACTTTTTCGCCACGTCGATGTTTTCACGATACGAATCGTACTCCCATGTGTGGCGCGAATGGTACATCCCACGCCCTTTCTGACAAGCATCCTGAACAACCTGGTTATTACGATCGTTAAACGGCAGATCGTATTTAGCCATCACAACTGTTGCGATCGACTGGCAGTCAGGAAGATTGTTCAGTTCATCGTTACTGTCACAGCCGACCAGCAGCAAGCACATTAAACCTATAACTGTTTTCATTTACATAACCCTCAATTATTTTAACCTGACGCTATTTAAACGCATACTGTACAATGTGTCAATACTTTTATAAAGCGAGATTAGGCGATGGCAATCGGTATTGAAATTGCACTTGACCCCAGCAATGTTGTTAACGGCGCTAACCAGGTTGACAAAGCACTTGACGGGATCGGCAACTCTGCGGACAACGTTCAGAAAAAAACTGATACGATGGGTGAGGCCATGCTTGCGGCTCTCACAAAGCAGCAGAAAGCTACGCAACAGATGCTGGCGAATGCTCAGGCAACTAAAGCTGTCGCCCAGGAGCAATCACGCCTGCTCGCCTCTCAGTCATCACTGAATAGCAGTTCAGCACAGTCTGAGGCGCGACAGAAAGAATATCAGCGTTTAAGTGCACAGATTAAACAAGCGGTGCAGCAGGAAGCGCAGGCTAAAAAAGAACTGGCGTCAATAAATAAATTACTTTCGGGACAGAAATTACCAGAACCTCAATCTTATACGCGAACCGAACAGGCTGTAAACGGTATAGCAACAGCAGGTAAAGCATTACTGGCGTTAGGGCTTGCGTCAAAGCTTGCACAGTGGGGCACAGCTTTTGTTGAGGTTGCGGACAACGTAAACCTTCTGCAGTCGCGCATCTCTCTGTACACCAAATCTCAGCAGGAAACAAACGCTGTATTTGCTCAGTTACAGGCCATTTCTAACAGTGCCGGTGTGAGCCTCCAGGATACAGCGGGAACGTTTGCACGATTCGCCTCCGCCGGCAAAGATATGGGCGTATCTAACGATCAGGTTCTTAAATTGATCGGCAACTTGCAAACGATGGCGCGTGTATCTGGCGCATCCACACAAGAAGCGTCAGCTGCTATTTACCAACTTAGTCAGTCATTCGCGTCAGGCAGGCTGCAGGGTGACGAATTCAGATCTGTATCTGAACAACTGCCTGTGGTTCTTGACACACTGGCGAAAAAGCTCGGTGTGACACGCGGTGAACTTCGTCAGATGGCAACTGACGGTAAGTTGAACAGCGACACACTGCTGCTGCTGGCCGGTGATTTTGCTGAACTCGATGCCCAGGCCGCTAAATTGCCGCGTACTGTTGACCAGGCGTCACAATCGCTGATGAACAACCTGGCTGCAGCTGCTGATGCGCTGAACGATAAGCTGGGAGTGACGGGGGGACTGGCTAAAGCGATTGACAGCGTTTCGTCATCGCTCGGTGACTGGGTTAAACAGTCTGAAGGTACATACGGCGAGGTTGACAGATTAAATCGCGTGGTACGCGATGCGGAAGGTGATCTGGCTATGTATCAGCGTCGTCTGGAATTTATTCCATCTGATACGGTTTGGGGTAAGTCGATCCAGAAAGACATTGACGACACTAAAGCTAAAATCGCATCTGCTAACATGGAACTCCAAGCGTATACACGCTTGATGACTACAGTAAGTAATTTTTCAGCAGATGTTGCAAAAATCACTGCGCCACCTATTGCGAAAAAAGATGATGCTCAGGCGCAGAAAACTATTAATAGTCTGCAAGAGCAACTACAGTACACTGATGCGCTTAAAAAAGGCAACTATGAACTGGCTGCTTCTATCAAACTCGGTACTGATGCTACAGCGAACCAGGTTTCAGCATATGCAATACTGTTGAAACAGCAGACAGACGTTAAGAATGAAAAAACAGCATCTGCAAAAGCATCACGCGAAGCTACATCCGAGGCTGAACGCGAACAGAAACAGTTAGAACGCAATCAGGCTGCTAATCAGAAATACATTAAAACACTGACCGATAAAACCACAGCCGGTACGTATGATGTTCAGCGTGCAAAAGAAATGGTTGCACAGTCATTACGCCAGGGTCAGTCTGTCGATGAACTGAGCGCATCATATCTTAAATCTATTCAGGTTCAGAACCAGCTTACCCTTGCATCACAACAAACCGAAGCGCAATCGCGCCTGAATAAAGATGCAACAGATGCTGAAAAACAGGCTGTCGATCAGTACGTGGCGTCGCTTTATCAACAACAACAGGCGAAACAGCTTGCGGCGCAGGTTTCACAGATCTCCACAGATACAACAAATGAACTGAATCCTGTTCAGGGTCAGATGGACCAGATTGCACAACAGGAAGCTCAGCGGCTGGCAATTCTTGAACAGGCTCGACAGCAGGATCTTTTGAACGAACAGCAGTACCAGCAACTTAAAACACAAACACAACAGTCCGGTGAACAGCAGCGTAACGATCTGTTAACTCAGAACAATGCTATGTTGCTCGGGGCTACCAGTGACTTGTTCGGTGGGATCGCCGATACGTTGAAACAATCTCAGGGTGAACAGTCAAGTATCTATAAAGCGATGTTTGCGGCCAGTAAAGCATTTGCGATCGCCCAGGCGTCAGTGCTGCTGTGGCAGAACGTCAGTAAAGCGATGGCTGTTGGCTTCCCACAGAACATACCGTTTATTGCGGCTGCTTTCGCACAGGGTACGTCTATTCTCGGAAGTCTCTCATCTATCGCTGCTACAGGCTTCGCAACGGGTGGTTACATCACCGGTGCAGGTACAGGTACCTCTGACAGCATTCCCGCCCGTTTAAGCGCAGGAGAATACGTTATGCCCGCGCAGCAAACCCGTCAGTACCGTAATGAACTGGCAGCAATGCGCGCAGGTACGTATAACGGTCAGGGTCAGGGTGGAGGTATGTCGGTACAGGTTGCAAACTACGGTAACGATAATGTGACCACTCAACAACTTGATGAAAATCGTGTAAGATTGATCATCGGTGAAGAGGTTCCTCGAGTTAATGCAGCTGAGTTTAATAACCCGTACAGTCAGACGAATAAAGCTTATCGCTCAAACTACAACGCAGAGAGGAAAGTGTGATGGATGAGTTACCGGAACTGCGATACGGCGGTGAGATGGTCCGTCCTGAGCGCGATAGTTATTCATTCAGTCAGCCGTGGGGTGTGACTAAATCAAATATAGCCGGCACCCTTTCGCGACTGGGCAGGAGTAGTTTTGGTGGACCGGCGTTATTGACATGTACTGTGCAACTTGGAAACCCCGCCCGCCTGCAATGGTGGGATGATTTCTATAATTACACTATTGCTGAAGGATCTAAACGTTTTGTGATGGAACTGCTGATAAACGGCGTGATTCAGAGTCACGTTGTTCAGATTGTTTCCACACCGAAGGTTACAACGATCGGCTGGCAAGGATCTGTCGATTTAAATCTTGAAGCTGTACCGATTGTTGACCGTTGTGCGGCTCAGGCGCGGCAGATAATGATGCCTTGCTACGGTGACAAAACAGGTTATATCATCGGTCAAATCATCGAGGTAGGTCAGCTTTTGAATAATACAGACGTTGCTTACTACGATGGAGAATTCCAGTATAATGGCGCTGTAAGTCACGATTACACCTCCACCTGGTCACTTTCAAAACATAAGGCTTAATCATGGCAAATTTACCTGAATCAGCAACCTGGGAAACCGGTATTTATCAGCTGGAAGAGAGTGATCGCGTACAAGGCGGCCCATCAGGGGTATCTAATAACCAGGCTAAGCAGTTAGCCAACCGTACATCATACCTTTATGCGAATAAAGCCGATCTGGCATCACCGACATTTACTGGTATTCCTGTAGCACCTACTGCCGCAGTCGGTACTTCTAATACACAGATCGCTACTACGGGATTTGTTGCTACAAGTTTTTCCCCGCTTGCATCACCGACATTTACTGGTACGCCTTCAGCACCTACCGCTGCAGCGGGTACTGCAACGACACAACTTGCTACTACAGCCTTTGTTGATAATTCATTTGCGAAAATTGCATCACCGACATTTACGGGTACCCCGTCAGCACCCACTGCTGTTGCAGCTACTTCCACCACTCAGATCGCAACTACGGCTTTCGTGAGAACCGGTGTTAACGATGCAAGCAACGCCGCGACGGGAGTTGTGGGTGAGTATCTATCCAATACAGGTACATCAACGTCACTCACAACCAATGTGAATGCTAACCTTGCGCAGCTTTCTTTAACCGCAGGGGACTGGGACGTCACCGGAGTCGGTCAGTTTGTCGGTGGTAATGCTACTTTGATCAAACTTGGAATACACACCACAACTGCAGCGTTTGGTGCGTTCAACACTTTCATTCAGGTTTCAGCTAATTTCCCAGCATCGTCCACATCCAACATAAACGGTCCGGCGTCGTACCGTCTTTCTGTTAACGCAACTACCACGGTTTACCTGGTCGCCATGTCAACGTTCACCGCTACTCAGACAGCGCAAGGGTTTATTGCAGCACGCAGGGTACGCTAATGCAGAACGAACTACGTGAACTGCTTACTGTAGCTACAACCGGCAAAGGTGTAGTTGACGGTATTGAAATGAGTCACAGCAGCTGGCCGGAAAAACTTTATATTACGTCAGCCTATCCCGGCTTTAGTGCCGTGCATGAAGACGCATTGACTTACGACTATCAGTATATACCGTTATCTGTAACCAAAGCGTCAAAGCAAAATGACCTTTCGCAGGATTTCAGTTTCACAGTACAGGATCTCAATGAGGTTGTTGGCGTATATCTTGATTTAATACCTCTTGACAGTGAGGAGAAACCGTCTGTAATTTTAAGAACTTTCGTATGGCGCGAAGATAACAGTGTTTCAGATATTCAGGATGGTCCATATAATCTTGAAGCTAAAGACATAAGTACTGTGCCGGAAGGCTGTACGTTTACAGCATCACCGCCATTGACTAACTATAGCGGCACGGGTGAATTATTTACGTTTGAACGTTTCCCCTCGCTTCTGGCTTACGCAACATGATCGGCGACCGTTATGAAATTGATACCTGGAACTGCACACATGAGGTGGCGCAGTGGTATTGTCTTAACGGTTACCCGGACATATTGAAGGGGGTTAATACTGACAACTGGGATCTGAACTTTGTCAGATTTATGCGTAAAAAATTCGCACCTTTAGAAAGGTCTGAACAAGGCGCACTGGTTTTAATGACAAATAAATATACCGGTGGCCTTCATGTAGGTGTGTGGGATCGTGGTATGATACATCATTGTTATTCACCGCCTGATGGGTCACCCGGTCAAACAATCAGATCGCCCGTCGGTATCGTGAAAAACTCACATAAAAATATCACGTTCTGGAGACTGAAAAATGTCTAAAATTATTTATCATAGTATTGACGGTGAAGAGATTGCTGAAGATGCTGATTTGGGGCAATGGTTGCTACAGCGCTGGCCGGCAGGTACAGTTCGCCCACGGGGTTTACTAATTTATAAAAATGATGAAAACATCACCCGAACATGGGTTGAAAACCCCGAACTACTTTCAGATTCGAAAGCTGTGTACCACATTTACACTTTGCCGAAGGGCGGGGTGGTAGGAGCCATTACAGGTATTATCAGCACAATACTCAACCCTATCCTGAAATTATTCCTGCCTAATACCTCA